ATCATAGTTGCCAAAAATGCGAGTATTGCCCAGATTGCGAATGCGAAGAATGTAAAAGATTAGACCAAGGTCGAGGACAAAATTAATGGAACATTTTTATGACGGCCAGATACGCCGTTACCTAACACAGTTTATGCGGTTAATGAGTAACTTTAGTTACAAAGATGCCCGCGGTAATGTAGTGCAAATCCCTGTAAGATACGGAGACATGAGTAGACAGGTTGCAGGCATTATGAAAAAGAACAGTGAGAATGTTCTAAATTCTGCGCCGTTCATTGCCTGTTATATTAAAAGTTTAGACATTGCTCGAGACAGACTGCAAGATCCAACTTTTGTAGGAAAAATGCATATTAGAGAAAGACAGTTTGGCTACGTAGACGAAAATCCCAATAGTCCTACCTACGGTCAAACTATTCAAGACTATGCTAACGTACAGGGAGAAAACTACACTGTTGAAAGATTAATGCCTACTCCCTTTAATCTACAATTGGTTGCAGATGTATGGAGTACTAACACTGATCAAAAGTTACAAATACTTGAACAAATTTTAGTATTGTTCCGTCCTGCAATGGAGATACAGACTACCAGCAATTATATCGACTGGACAAGTTTAAGTTATGTTGAACTAACTGGAATGAACTGGACCAGTCGCAGTATTCCTCAGGGAACTGAATCAGACATTGACATTGCAACTATGAATTTTTTAACTCCGATATGGTTAAGTCCGCCAGCTAAAGTTAAGAAATTAGGAATTATTACCAAGATTATTGCTAACATTTTCTCAGAAGAACAAGGCTCCAGTCTTGCAGGACCTGAGTTTAGCTTTACTAATCCTGTGGCCAATGTCTATGTAACACCGGGTAATTTTTCAGTATTGTTAACTAACAACACTGCTAAACTAATGGCCGCTGGAGAAAATTTACTTTCCCCTGAGTTTGATCAAATTCCTGTAAAAGCTGGAACAAAGATAAATTGGTCTACTCTTTTAGACGTATATCCAGGTAAATTTAGAAACGGTCTAAGCCATATCGAGCTTACAAAGCCAGATGGTGGGAAAATTGTAGGCTACCTAAGCCTAAGTCCGTTTGATAATTCAGAAATTGAAGTACTGAACATACAGTTTGACGGCGAAACACTGCTGAATACTGCTATCTCAGACCTTACTGATACTATCAGTAGAGGTACAATTAATGCTATCATTAATCCTCAAACATTTAATCCAGGTACTCCTGCCAATGATACAAGGTATTTGTTAATTGAAGATATTACTTCTACCGAGGATGACGGCCCAAGTGCATGGTTAAACAGCGACAGTAGCGGATTTACTGCATCAGCAAATGATATAATTCAGTGGGACGGAACACAATGGAACGTGATTTTCAGTTCTGCAAATACTACAGATGTTACCTATATAACTAACTCATACACTGGAGTACAGTACAAGTGGGACGGAACGCAATGGTCCAAGAGCATTGATGGAATGTACTATCCAGGAGAATGGCGTTTAGTTTTATGAACCAAGAAAATATTGTTTGCAGTGGCGGATTATTCTTTGCTAAAGATACCAAGAGATTTTTGTTCTTGTTAAGAAATCACGGCAAAACTGCGGGCACTTGGGGGATCGTTGGGGGTAAAAAAGAACCTACTGACATTACTGCTTATGCTGCTTTAGAAAGAGAAATTAAAGAAGAAATAGGTATAAGTCCCAAGATCAAGAAAACTATTCCGCTTGAATTGTTTACCAGCGAAGATCAGAGATTTTTCTTTAATACCTACATTTTAATTGTAGACAAAGAATTTATTCCTGTGTTAAACGATGAACATGTTGGATACGCTTGGTGTGCATTAAATCAATGGCCTAAGCCATTACATCAAGGTGTAAAAAGAAGTTTATCTAATAAGACAAACAAAACTAAAATAGAGCTGTTGCTCGATATTATTTTTTAATTACCAAGGCTTGCTAAGTTGCAACACTTCGGGCTGTTTTTGTTGCTCAATTTGATTAACTAAGATTGTCTTAATATCGTGTAGCTGCTCTTCGCCCAGTGCAGATTCTACCCATTCTTCCACGACATTTTGTGTAATAAGATTAAACTTCTTAAAAGTTTCTGGGTTAGGCTCGCCGATGCCAACTGAACTAAAATATTGACTACCGTGTCCTTCTCCGTCAGTCGCAGATAAAATGTATTCAACATTATAAACTACATTCTGCATTTCGTTTAGAGTAGAATGTGCAGCGAATCGAGGGAATTCCCAAGTAAATGTAATTCCAGGAAAAGTGTTTGTGCTCATATTATTATTTATCTCCAGTGAGGGCCTTCATACCAGCCTGCTAAACTATGCCTAACTCCTTTAGTTACAGGAGTAACTTCGTGAAAAATAATGCTTGGAAATACGCAGACTGTGCCTCTGGCTCTTATGTTTTCTTGTTTAGGGTAATGTCCTACATCTAAGAATTGAAGATTACCGCCTTCGTAAGTATCAGGATCACTTAGCTGAACTGTAACACTTAATTTTCTATGAGTTTTTAACGGTGCTAAAAAGACATCTTGATGTCTTTTGTAAAAACCTTGTGTTTCTTCGTCGTAGGTTGCAAACTGTATTGCAGGAAGATAGTTGTAATCAACCTGAAACCATTCGTTATTGATTTGTGCAACTACTTTATCTAACTCACTGAACAGATAATTCCAAGTAGAATTTCGTGTGATTGCACGGATGGTACTTTTACGCCACTGATTGTCGACTCTTTCACTGGAAGGCCCTAAAGTTGCTTCGTAATCTGGCAACTTTAAGGCCTCTTGTATAATTAAATCACATTGTTCTGGCGTAAAATAACTTTTAATATACGCCCACTCGCCTATCATGGATTATTAGGGTCTGGTGTTGTATCTTGTTTATTGTTAGCGGCTGCAAGTTGTTCAGCTACAGTAATATTAGTACCGGTAGTGTTCATAAATGTAATTGAAGTCACGGACGGATTTAAATCACGTTCGATAACACTAACTGCAACGGTGTTTTTAACCCAATTAATAATGTCCTGCTTTGTAACTTGATCAACAGGGATAAAATCTTCAGCTGCTACATTTGGATTTAGCTCTACCACACCTACTTGATCTTTAGTTTTGCCAGAATCGGAAGTTGCTGTGCATTTCCAAACGACCCTAAAAACAACGTTTTCGTTGCCTTCGTGGTTGTCGATCAAATCAACATTTTCGATGTCCCAGGTATATGTAGTTGCCATTGTAATCTCCGCTTACTAAACTATTATTTATTCTCTACCAGGACCCATTGCACCCTGGCCGCCGGCGGCTTGTTGTTCTTGCAACTGAGTGGATGCCTGAGTACGAATAGTGTCAACTACTGCAAAACACTGTTCGTATGGCAGTTTACCAAGTCCTGCCATAATAGTGTTTAGTTCGTTCATGTCTAAAGTTAGTGTAATTTTTGGTTGTGTGTTCATAGAAACTCCGTTAAGATGAGATATTTATAATAGAGTTATACGGGTGGTTTGTAATCTGATACTTGAGTAGGACCCGGATTAGGATTAGGAGGCAATCCTTTTGTAGGATCCCAAGGAAGACCGGGCTGAGTTACATAGAATGCATCTATTTTTTTCTTAATCTGTCGATTAATATGCTCTTCGTAAAATTCATCAATTTGTCCCTGGATCCAACTTAAAACAATTTCTTCAGTTAATTGCTCAAAGGGAATAAATTCGCCCTCGGGTACATTTAGAGAAGTTAAAGGAGTTGCTCCGTCAAAAGTACCAGTTTTGCCGTTTTCGTCAGTTCCTGTTTTTTTCCAATAGGTTTGAATGACTGCATTATCATTGCTGCCTTCAGTTGTTGTTTTAATCGATGTTACTTCCCAGGTGTAGGTAATTGGCATTTGAAATCCTCTGTTTAGTTAGCACTATTTATATGCAAAAACCAAGTTAGAAAAAAAGATCAACTGGCATAGCTAATCGAATTGATCCAGAAAATGGAATTGTTTGATGGTACAAAAATCCCGGAAACACTACAACTTCTCCTGACTTAGGAGAATACTGCTTGTTTTCAAAAAGCGGTTTAAATTGATCCTCGTATCCTCGATTAGCATTTGACCGCGGGTCAAGGAATATTAAATCGCCTCCTTGTAAATTATCATCTATCAACAGATAAAAAATTGCACTTAGAGTTGCACCGCTATGATTATGAACAGGAATATTATACCCTGCATGTGCGCCAGTTAACCAAGACCGAATACGATAATTTGTAAAATCTTTAAAACTTAAATTCCAGTTTTTTAAATACGTTTCAAATGAGGGCATCACTACCTGATCTCTAAATGTTTGAAACACTTCTGCACCGTCTCTTAAAATATCATATGCCTGGAATTCAGTAAAAGGCTTTGACAAATCAACGTTCATCAATATTTCTTCGCATACTTGATTCACTAATTCTTCGTTAGATATCTTGTCTATGTAGACAGGTGTGGGCCATAAATTATTAAAACCTTTATTCATTTAATAAAAACTCTTTTTTAAAATATTCATAGACATCCGGTACCATTCCAGCTGTTTGATCAAAGTCCCAACCGCCAATTTGATTAAGAATCTTATGATATGTTTCTGGGTCTTTACTATATTCTACAAAATAGGGATCATTGCCGTAGAGTAAATCGGCATCGTCAAGATAGTATTCAGGTAATTCACCAAATTCTTTAGATAACCACTTTGAATAACAAATACCTACCATGTACGATTTAGAAGGATACACCCAACCTATATTTCGATCTTTAAAATATCGAACAGCATCATCTACAACATTATCTGTTAGCTCAATATCAAACTGACTGAGGTCATCTTCGTGAGCCCTTGTCATTCGATGATATATTTCTTGTCTAATTTTCCAGTCTTGCATACCAATTGATTAACTTTTTAAATCCGTTACAACTATTATCTAAAGATTTAACTTCTCGTAAATGTTCCGATAGACAATTTCCAAAATATTCACAGCTTGAACAAAATTTATTTTTTTGTACTCTTACTTTTTCAAGTTCACACCATTCAAAATATTCGTCTAAAGTTTCATACTCTTGAAAATATTCTCGATCGTTTAAATCAAATTCTAAAACGCCATAATTTCCAGACGGTGTGATGTAAACATGATCATCGCTGAAACTATTTCTCGTCTTGTCTAATACACGCTGTATTAATTTTTCGTTTACAAAAGTAAAGTTTTTATTTTTATTCTCTAAAAAAGATTTTACAAACTCTTCAAACTGAGTGTACTGCAAATTATGTTGATTAGCTTGATTTTGACTATAGGGTTTTATCTCAACTGATTGTAGATTAGGTAATAGATTTAAAGTTTCTACTATTTCGTTAACATCATATTCTAACAGTTTAGGAGAAGCTAACATTAACACTGAAAACGGAGTAGTTAGTTGCGCCATATTCCTAAAGACCAACTCATGCTTTTCTCTTGCACTAAAATCATAACTTACAGAAATAAAGAAATCTGGGTCAGTAGTAATCTCATTTATCATGGACAAATTAGTGATCACATTAATATCGTAAATCCCGTATGCGTGAAGTAATTCTTTTAGAGACTTTACATAAGATACTGGAAGTAACCCTACCTCTCCTCCGTAAAGATCTACCATATCTATTTTTGAAACAGCAGTAATTTCGATTAATCGTTGCTCCAACTTATCAAGGGGCAATAATTTTTTATCAGACAACTGTTCTTCGGTTAGATAACAAAAACTGCATCTAAAATTACAGTAATACCAGGGATTAATCGACAGTACCATTATTACTTAACTATACAATATTTAGATTGGCTGGTCAATCTTGAACCTCTGATACGTACTCTGTTACTTCCAAAGTCATACCATTTGCCGCAATAATATCAGGTGCCAGCTTCTTCATTTTCATACAATGTGATTCAACTAATCCGTAGCTTTTTAAATCTTTAATAGTCTTTTTACAGCCATTGCAAATCTGAAACATTGGACATGTATAACAACTCTGTTTCAAACTCTGCAATTCTGGTTGAAATTTTAGTGGGTATATCTTCTCCCCTTCCATTTCTTTTTTAAAGTCTATTGCATATTCTCTATCATCTCCAAAAGCTCCGCAAGAATAATAATCCCCTGACGGCTGTAAATTTCTAATTCCCGAATCGCAATCTCTATTTTGAGGGCAAGTTGTGCCCGAGCCTTTTAGTCTTTTGACCATTTGCTTGGTATTATATTCCCAAGGAGTTAATCCTCTTTTCCATATTTCTACATAAATTTCGTAGATATCGGCAAGCATGTACGGCTTTCCTTGTTGCCCCATTACAATATTTTTAAACTTTATCGGGGGTCCGCTCGAGAACGCATAGTTTAATTTACATTCAACATTCATCTGTTTAGCGAGCTCAACATTCTTAATTGCCAAGTGAGCATTCTCTTCTGTAATTACAGAAATAAAATCAGGTCGATATCCACAATGTTCTAACATTGCATCAGATGTTTTCCAAAAATCTTCTTCACTAAATTCAGATAAGTCTCCCTTTAGTCTGCCACCGCCATATTGAAAACTTGTTGTAATTCCCATCCTTGGATGGTTAAACAAATCTTTCCATTTTTCTGGATTTTTATAAAACGGCCATAGGTTAGTTGTAAAAGATATTGAAGCAGAAGATCCTATTTTATCTAAGTAATCTATTATCTTCCAATAGTATTCGGGAGTCATCATTAAAGGATCACCACCGTTAACAATTATTGTATTGGTCTCGGGAAACCTTTTTAAGAAATCGAAAATGTATTGGTGATCGAGCTCAGCAGACTTGTCCTCTGTAATATGTGTACTTGAACAGAAAGTACATTTAAAATTGCACCTTTCTGTAGGTTTAATAATTAAGTCCATTATTTGTCAGTATTAGGAAAATCAAAACCGTATTTGCTCACGCATTCATGTGTGTACTCTGTATCAGTGATACTGTCGACCCCTTCTACTTCACAGATTTTTTTGTTCAATTCAGATATTTTAGCTTTTAGTTGACGAGTATAGGGTTCTGTATCTTGTATCAACTTTAAGTATTTGTTGTATTCTTCTTTGTTACCTTGATTCTGATACATACGTGTAAGCCATATATTGCACAATTCTGCACATAAGTCTCTTTCTTTGCACAATTCGTTTTTTAATTCAAACATTTTTTTAACATCATTCATGATCTGTTAATCCTACATTAAAATCAAAACTTACAACTCGTCTCTTAATACTACAGCTTTGTGCCTTGTGCCAAAAACCTCGCATATTATTAACCATAAACAGATCTCCAGCTTTAGGGTAAAATTCAACTGAATTATCTCCATCGCCTTGCCATTTAAAACTTATTGAGCCGCCTGTTTCTGGAGACATTGTATCCAGATAATATAAAAAGAAAATGTCGTAGCCTTCAAACATATCAGTATGCCATCCCTGATTGTCTTTGTCAACACCTTCCCAAACAACAAATTTATTATATACTGCGTCCGGCCATTCTGGGTCAATATACTTAGTTTTTAAATACTGGCCAAATAAAGATAATCGTTCAGAGAGATCTTTTGATACATCATGCTTAATGTTATCACGCAGGCGCTCTTCGGTGTTTAATAAAACAAAGTTATCGATTTGTATCATACCTACGCCTTCAGGTTCATAAAGTTTTACAAATCCTTTTTCATATATATTATTGATCGACGAGTACATGATTAGCTATCCCATTTTTAAGTAACAAAATATTATTGTTGATAAGTTCCTCAACTACTTCAACCCTATCCCTGTTTTCTATCTTCTTTATTGATTTAGGAGCAGTTGTTGGATCGAATATATCTTCAATTGCATCATAAATTTTTTTGTAGGAGTCAAATGTTTTTATAATTTTGTAACACAGTTTACAAAAATCTCCAGGTAGTAGATAAGGTTCGTATTCCTGATAAACATTCCTAAGCAGATATGTTGCGGCACAGTTCATAAAAAACATTTCAAGCATCTCTTCTTTGGTAAAAGAATAACAAGACCTTATAGTCTTAAAATAAGATTTTTTGTTTTTATACAAACTATAAAAATTGTCAGACCCATCTTCATCAGCAGAATCTGAATAAACTTCTACTGTTTCTATCTTGTATTGATTTTTATATTCTTCTGAATTTAGTTCGGAGTCGGGCAAGAACATATAATCGTGTCGACGCAATCCCCATATCCTAAAGTTCCAAATAATTTCCATTTCTTTATAAAAATCATCTAAAGTCGAGCCGGGCATTGCTAATATTAATTCAAGTGCAGGAACAGGATAGCCTGCGCTTCGAATTTTTTCTCCTATATATCTACTTAACTCTAACTTGTCCTCATACGACAAGTCAACTCTTTTTGCAATCTTCATTGCTTCGTTCGAAATACTTTGTATCGAGACAGTTGGTAGGATGGAAATATATTTGGTATTTTCCCACATGTTGTCTGCGCTACTATTAGTTTTAGTAACAGGCCTACTTACAATATTAAACCATTCGTCGACTAATTTTTTCCTTTTAGTTAGATCTTTCGATTTCATTGACGACATGTCACTTATGCTAAATCCATTTTCCCATGCAAATCTTAAAATCTCTAAATCTCTCTCTAAAAAAATACCAAAATTTGCATCTGCAGACATTGCATCTCGATATCCTATATTTAAAAGTGCAAGGATATCTCGTTTTACTATGTCTAAAGGTTTCTTTTGTATTTTGGTGCCAATGCCGCCGCCCCATTCGCAGAATACACAACTATAAGGACATCCTCTTGTAGTTTCAAGAACAACAAAAGGCTCCATTTTATTAATTTTTGCATAGGTAACTATTTCTTTCAAATACTCAGCATGATCTTCGTATACAGAATACGTTAAATCTGATATAGAATAATCTCGAGTCTTTGATGAATTTAATTCCCAGCTTATGTTTTCAGCTTGTATATGTTTGTCATTTTCAAACCAAGAATCAATGCAGTCTTCAAGAAATACTTCTCCCGGTTTAGTAGGCTTACAAATAAAGTCGTAAAAATTTCTTGATTTTAAAAAGTCGTTGTCGTTAGTTCCAATATGCGGGCCGCCTAATAGTGTTATCTTATTATTTGCTTTGGCTATCTTAGCAATTTCATCGCATATAGGATAATTCCAGACATATGAACTAAACATGATTATGTCTGCTTCTTTGATTTCTTCATAGACTTCTTGACAAGAAGAATACTTATTCCATCTGTAAGGAGATGGTAGCCATTTAACCATGTCTTTATACTTGCCATATCGACTATAATGACTATGGCATAAATGGTAAGTCAGCGTGTTTATAAGAGACCAATCTGCATGTGGAGGATTTACAAATGCAATTGTTAAGGGTTCTTTTACGACTCTTACTGGTTTATAAAAGTGTATCTTGTTTTCTTGCATTTACATGATCAAAAGTTAATTTAAAAACACACTCACCAACATCTTTTTTGAGTTTATTATAGTCGTTTTTTATGAAACATGTGAATGGGCATTTTTTAAAATACTCACATTCAAAGCAATTGTATGTTTTAAAAAAATTTATCACAATTTGATCCGACGCTGTATTTTTTGTAGTATTCCCTTTCATAAGAATACTGCCCGAACAGCCTTGAGGAATTGTGTCATCATGCATTATTGTAAAATTACTACCGCGAGTGCATGTCATTTTTTTAGAATGTTCAGTTGTTGTAAAATATGAAATATTTGTACAGTCGGGATATCGATCAACTAAATGCTTATAAAATTTAAGTAGATCTGATTCTTTAGGCATCATGATCTCAGATGCCTGTACTGCGGGAAGAAAAGAATCCCAATCACATGGAAAATTATTATACAAATAATCAAAGTACTTGTCGCCTGCTATAACTGCTTCCATATTTTGAAGAGTCATTACAAGAGAGATCATTTCAATGTTGTCTCTAAATATTTCTATATTGCGTTTAAATGTTTCAAGTTGACTTTTATTAAAACGTCCTTTGGAATCATAAGACACTGAGATTTTTAGATTATTCTTTTTTAGAAAATCTAATACTTTATCTGTGTTTTCAAACACTAAATTTGTGACAAAGTTGAAAATTAAATCTTTATCTTCTGATACTTGAGCACGAATAGAATACAATAGCTCTTGATAAATTTCAATGAAGCCATCATTTATCCAACAATCTTGAAACAGCTCGCCTCCCATTATATGAATCTTGAAACACTTTGATCTGGTGTTTTCGTTGATCCATTTAACTATTGAGGGAATCTTTCCTAAAATCTTTTCTCGAGAGACACCGATTAAAGAATTATGATCTTGTGGACAAAATGAACATTGTAAATTACAGTGTTCAAATAAGCAAACAATAACTTCTCCATGATCAACAACTTTAGAATCAATGACTTCGTATATTGACATTGTTATTGGCTTTCGTTGATTTCAATAATAAAAGGTTCAAGTAGTTCTGCATTATTGTAGTTCATTAATAAGAAGTCTACAAAATATGTGTTAACTGATCTTAAGTCAAACGCATAAAACGATCCTGCAGAATGATACTGATGGTAGATCTCATAGTCTAAAATAGAATCTAATTCTTCAACTGTTAGGTAATCTTTGTTTCTAAAAAATTTAATAAAATCAAATTTATCAACTTCAGATCCTAAGTATGATTGCGCCGACGGAGTTGTTCTTAAACTGGTATACCAAACTTCGTCTTTCCAAATTTGCCCTGTAATTGCGCTATAACTTTTTAGGTTAGTAATATCTTCATCAGTAAATGCTGACAAATTAATTGAGCCAGAGGAAGTCGGAGCAAACATAGAGCTTCGAGTTTCACCCCATATTTCTGGCTTAAACATCAACTGTACTAATGGAGCAGGATCATCTACCATTGAATAAAAATTGTCAAAGGTGTATGGGCCGTTTTGAACTCCTAATAGGGTTTGAAAAAACGGACGTTGAAAATGTACAAGGATAACTTCTTTATGCTCGTATATAAATTTTTCTAAATCTTTTTTAACTAACGGAGTAATTGCCTTAGCTAAAACATCACCGAGACTTTTATTGTAAAGGTAAGATGCAAGCAAAAATTCAACTTTGAGATTATTCTTTACTGTGTTTATAAATTGAGAATATGTGTTTCTATCAGCTTGAGTAACAACTTCATTTGTCCAGTATGTGTTAAATTGTTCTTCGAGCAAATACCACGAGTCTACATCATTGATAAATCTTTCAGAGGCCGACATTCTGGAATTAACAAAATTCTTTTCTTTAAAAATATGAGACTTGAAAAATTTCCAAGCTGCGGGTGCTGTACATCTTGGAAGAATAATTTTCATCCACTTGACTGCAAATTTATAATACGATTCTTTATCACAGTAGACGTAAACAGGGCTGTTATATTGATCAACTCTGCTGTTTAATAGCTCCAACATTTCTAAGAAGGTATTAAATTTCTTTTCGGGGCCGATTAAGTCACCAATGTTCTTACTTGATGCAATTAGTTCCCCATAAAATACTTTAGATAAGTCGATAGAATCTATAATTCCGCCATAGGCATTTGAACAAACTATCCTGTCATAGCTCATATTAATTTTATCGTCAAAATCTAAATATACTTTTTTAAACAGGTGAAACATTTGCTGAGTCCTTAGTTACTACATTGTAGTCTTCTTTAACTGAATTTACGTACTCTTCAGTATCTAAATTTCCAGAAGCGATCGACCATGTTAATAAGAATAATGGGTTGGTGTCAACTGCCCAGAAACTGTATAAGTTTTTTCCCCGATAGCAGTAATCGTTAAACAGGGTTTTATAATTTTTTAATTTAGCATTATCGATCTTTGAATAATATAAGAAAAAATCTTCATGGCGTGCTAAGTTAACAAAATTTACATACTTCGACGAGTCTGATAAATCTTCCGGGAACTGATCTACAAAGTTTTTAAACTCGTCAACATCTACAGTTTGCATATTGAACAGCGTTAAACTGTCTAATCTCGATTCCCATTCGTTTAATGTTGTCTCATTCTCTTTAATAAAATTTTCAAAAGGGGTATTGATAACTAATTCTTTTTTTTCTAACAGACAAAGAATTGCTGCCTGTTCTAAACTGGGTATTTTTAATAGGTTGCCAGTTTCAAAATATTCTTTAAGTAAGTCAAAATGTGAAGGTTCTGTAAAACTTAATTTTATATCGCAAGGGATATCTAAATTTCCTAAATAGGTCAACAATTTGGCGCCAGTTAGGCTACTCTTTTCATAGTCGATTACAAATACAATATCTTTGTTAATAAAGTATTTTTTCAAATCTTCTAATGCAATAGGAGCAACTGTGTCAATGATAGTACTCATCTTAAATCCTTATCTCCTGCCTCGAGAGCTATGACAGCTACTGTGGCAAGATGCGTGGCATACGTTTACTTGGAACGTAACGGCAGAGCCTCTTATACTGTTATAAGCAGCTCTCATGTTGTTAAACATATTGGCTGTACCCACTCGAGTCATAGTGTTTCCGGAAAAAACGTTATCTCTTCCTGCACTTACGTTTACTTGATATCCGCTGTTAAGATGTGCAACAGCGGTTCCGTCATATACATATCCCGGAGTTGGACGAGAGCCAGTGTTTCCGCCGCCGCCATCAACAAACAATAAAGCCCTCATTAGTCTAATTCGTGTATACCTGGTAGTTTCGGCAATTAAAACGTTATAGACTGTGTTAGCGTTGGCAACTGTTCCGGCAGCACCTAAACTGTTGCCGTCAATTTCAATAGCTTTACCAGCTGTAGTTCCGCCGAATACATAGGCAAGTACACTAAATTCTCCAAATGGATAGGCGTTAGTTCCCCAAGAAATGCCAGAATTTGCCGCGCCTCTAACATAGTCTGCGAATCTATTTACAATGTTCTGTCGGGCTATCGGGTCCGTTAATCCACTTGGCATTTTAACTCCTTTATTAAAATAATCTTATTAGTCCTATCGGTATTTATTCCTGCCAAATTAAGCATCAAACTCTTTGGAGCTCCACATTTATCGTCTTGCCACTCGAGTTGATGACAGTCTCCGCCGCAATATTGAAAAACCGGGCATTGATAACATCTGGGATCTCTACTACGTTCACAGACAATATTTTCAATACGTTTTGGACTGTAAAGTAACTGTTCTATATCGTCGTTGATATGCCCAAAAGCCTGTTCTGGCGCACTATTAGGACATCCAGAAATTGAACCATCGGCGTTAACCGTGAATAATTTTTCTTCGCAATCTCTGCAAAATGTTCCTTGTGAACTTATACCCATCTCAAACTTGGCATATACTGTTTCTAAAAATTCGTTTTCGAACCAATTTCTTGCACCAGCAGCATTACTCTGTTGATGCATTTTTAAGAACCAAGCGTCTTGTTCTAAGTTTGATGGGAATATATGTAAATTTTGTCTGGCGCTGCCGTTAACAGTTAATCGTTCTAATGCTAACTCTTTTACACCCAAATCTCGTACCCACTCTAATAGATCAATAGGTTCCATTGCAACAGTACCTTTAGTAACTGATACAAAAAGTTTAATTTCAACACCTAACTTAGTTAAGGTTTCTACATTTTTACGCCATAGGTCGTATTGCTTAGGACTTGAAAATCTAATATCTGGATCCCAACTGGTCCCAACGCGACCATTTAATGGCCCCATGATAAAATCTATAATATCTTGGGTGAGCTTAAACGTTAAATTTGTAGTAACTCCCCAGCTTTGATTATCCCAGAGATCTTTGCAATTATCATAGACATATTGTAAAGAATCTAATTCAGCTAAGAAGGGTTCTCCTCCATGAAATTCTAAGTGTACATGATTTTCTTTAGGCAGATGTTTGCTTAATCTTTCTAACCAGTTCACGACCTTTAGATGATCCCAATAGATTTTAGCACCTTTACTGCCGCTGGTAAAACAGTGTAGACAGTTTAAGTTGCAGGTCTCTGTAGTTTTAAGATAGATAAGGTTAGCAGTCATTTTAATTTTTCACAAAAATACGATTCTAACCCAAAACTTAACATAAGAGAATCTTCATTATTAATTGCACAATGAGGACTGTTTGCAGGAATAAACAGACTTTGATCTTTCGTTAGTTCGTAGGTAACATTATTGTATGTCATATGCTTTGTTCCATCGACTACTAATAAAAATACATTGTCCGGGTCAGTATGAACTCCGAAACTTCCAGAATTTTTAAAAGACTTAAAGGCGTGACACGTTACTGGTCCATTATGCTGATAGTCTTCTTTCAACAAACAGATAAACTTTTCAATTTCTTTACTGTATTTTTCCAGACCTTCTACTTTTATGGTATGACTGGGGTACTGAAATAATTCACCAACTGAATGTAAGAATATTTGTCGGCCAATGTTGTCGATTATAGACACCATGCGTTGTTCGTAGGAGATTGGATGAAAGATTATTTCATCCAAATCTTGTGTACTAAAAATAGTCATGCAACTATTTTACAGTCTTCCTACAACAACTTCAATGACTTTGATTTCGGCAGACTCAATTGCTTCTACAGATTTACCAATAATGCAACCAGGTTCGTACAATGTTTTATCCATTGCTCTGCCTACACCAGGTATATGAGAAGAAACAATCATTTGTCCCTTCTTTACCGGTCCTAATACTTTACAAGGAACCCTACCTGTTAGCGCAAGATTGGCAACAAAAGTAGATTTCAAATCATTATTCATTAGTAATGCTGGTTTGGTTGATACAACACCTGCAACTTCTGGGCAATGAGTTTCTGTTGAAATAGTAACTTCCTTGTCACCTCCAAATACTAATACAGTACCGGGTTCGTAATCGGCATCGGCTTCGTACTTTTCTGCCACGTCCGCCCAACGAGCAAACTGGGCAGTAATGTTTGCAGATACTGCTTGCAGAACGTTTAAGTTTGTAGTGCCCGCCGCATCCATGTAGTAACCGGTGTTGTTACTATCGTAGAAGATCGGTGCTCTTAGAGATCCGCCAGCTTCGAGATAGTTATAGACATATATGTAATTGCTGGAATACATGTCCATAGCATTAAATCGAGTTCCGCTGGTGTTTGTATTATAGAAATACAAATGTCCCGCAGTACTGAAACGCATGTAGGCCTGACCATAACTGGTGTTTGGTCTACTAAAGCCGCCTGGTGCACCACCGTCGTTAGTTACGTTGTAACCGAAGCCGCCTTCGTTCCATGTAATACCTGGTTCACTTACCCACCAGTGCATTGAGGATGTAACACCAGAACCTAACTGGTTACCTTGTGCAGTTAATCTAATTGTAGAATCGCCGTGTCCGCCGGTAACACTTAATTTACCGCCGTTGTTAGCCTGAAGACCTACTCCAAGAACGTTAAACCTGCTGGTACTTGCAGGGTCTGCATAGTAGGCAGTATCGTTACGATCATAGAAAATATATCCTCTGGCGTCGTTCCAGTATAATATATCGTAAATTTCAGTTTCGCCGCTGACTACACGAACTTTCCAACTACCGTTTTGGTTTAACAATCCGCTGTTTAGAGAAGTATCAGCATAGTAATATCCTAAAATAGTACCTGCATAGCCGTTTCTTAATCTAATACCGCCGGACCCTTGCTGGCCTGCATCCCAATAGTTGCCTGCAGGGCTATACCAGTGGTTAGCAGTTGCTTGGTTGTATAGACCTTGACCGCTGTTGTTATTTCTAAACCAGCCGTTGTTATAGATATCACTAAATGTTACGCTACCTTGTCCGTTAACAACAAAACCAGGTCCGTTGGTCAATTGACTTAGGTTAGTTAGGTTACTGTTATCCCAGAAACGCTTCCATCCGCCCCAAGAAGTTGTACCAGTGCCTAATCTATGCCACCAGTTTCCGTTAGGAGTATAAGATAACTGACTTGGTTGTCCGCCACTTAAATCTCCACCGCTACCATAACTACGGAAAGTTAATAATCCGTTATAGCTGCCACCGTCGGATAAGCCAATAACACTGTTGGTTTTAAAGTCAGCCCATAGACCAGCGACTCTATCTTGAGGGTTAAAGTTGCTGTTACGTGTATCCTGGCTGACAATATACAGAGCACCGCTGGAAGCTGTAATGAATCCCGGACCGTTGGTCAACTGACTTAGGTTGGTCAGGTTACCGCTGTCCCACATAGTATACTGTGTACCGCCACCGTAAGTGCTACGGTTAATGTAGGCAGTACCGCTTGACCATCTCCAATGCCAACCATAGCTGTTGTTATGGAAACCGCTGGTATCGCTGTTCATCATAACAACAACGTTTCCGGCGCCGTTACCCGGGCCTTCAATACCTGCCCAACCGTTACGTGTGCCTAACATTCTCCAGGAACCGTATGACGCATCGTTTGGATAGAAGTGAGCACCGTTTAATGGGCTGTAAAGACCATGATATCCAGTAATTTGCAACCATGTATCTAATTGATAATAGCTGTTACCGAATTTACCTAAGAATCCCGGACCGTTAGTCAATTGGCTTAGGTTGGTTAATCCGTTAGTACCACCGTCCATCCAGAAACGGCGCCATGTTTTATAAGTTCCGTTGTCGACAGTTCTACCCCAGAAGTCAGCATCATTAAAGAACTGATGTGCAATCTGCATTTGGTAGTTGTTACCAGTATTTGTGTGGCGGTTTGCAATCATGTGATACCAAGCAGCAGTTGGTCCACCGCTGCTATCATGATTATAGAATCCGGAATTTAGCTGTTGTGTAAAGCCAGTATATGTAGTCTTGGTAGTGTTATCACCGTAGACAAATCTCAAGTAGTTAATTCCACCTAAGTTATCAATACTGCCGGAGCTGGTAATAAAACCTGGACCGTTGGTCAACTGACTTAGGTTAGTCAAATTACCGCTATCCCAGTTAGTGAACGCACTGCCTCTTGTGTAGATAGGACGACCACTGTAATAGTTTAGATATAGATCGTAACCGTTAGCCGCATCAATATGTAAATTGCCGTTAGTTGCGGCAACTGTTGCACGACTCGAATCTGTTCTGCCGTTACCACCAAGGATAAGATCAGCACTCCATGTACTGTTTGGTCCTAAGTATATTCTACTATCGCCTTGGAATCTACTATCACCACTAACGTGCAATCTTGCTAATGGGTCAAGAACGTTAATACCAACAAATCCGTCTACTGGATCAATAGTTACACGCTCAACTGGAACATCAGTTCCGGCTCCAGTTGTACCTGTTCCTGGTTTAACAGCCAGTGCTAAGAAACTGCGCTCGCTTCCCGGAGTATCGTGTAGTCTTAAACCAATCCATGCATGTGGGCTAACGTTATAACCGGTATTGTCTGCGTTTAATGTGCCGCCACTGTAGTTCAGCAAGTGGTTAAATGCAATACCGCCATAGTAGCTATTTGCTGTAGTTACTCTGGTTGTAGCAGGTCCAACTTGCATTGCATAAGTGTCGGCATTAATAGAAGATGAGCCAGTTCCACTTGAGTGGAACATATGCTTTCCGCCTCGGAAGTCGAGTGGACTTGTATAATACGGTGTAAGATATCCAGGACCGTTAGTCAACTGACTTAGGTTAGTTAAACTGTAGGTTGTATGTGCTCTTGCAGCAGTAATAGGACCGTTTTCAACAGTATCAAATGCTGTGGCAAATGTAACTGACCAATCGTCGTTCCAATCTGTGTTAGCAAATGCGTTATAACCAGCTTGGAATTCTGTGATAAAGACTTGAGGGTATGACCAACTTCCGCCTGTTTCACCGATCCAGATACAGTTTCTTGTACCGTCGTGACCAAATCGGACATTTAAATCGCCGCCACCATGAGTCTGCTGATATGCAAAAATGTTATACCAGCCACCCGGTCCGTAGTTATAACCACCTAATTCGATAGTCCTACTTGTGCCTGCACTACCACCTGCGTATTCGTAAATTTTTACGGTCATACGCATCATTGTACTTGTACGGAATTGTGGCAATCTAATCTTAATTGCGCCAGCTACACTGCTTGCACCAGTAGTATATGCACCACCTCCTGGAGCATATACTTTTAGGCCGCCGTTGTTATCAGTTAGACCACCGTTAGTTGTTAATACATACTGGAATGTAGGTGTGCTACCTGAACTGACAAATCCAGGACCGTTACTTAGTTGGTTAACGTTTGTGAGGTTACCTGCGTGCCAAACTTGGTTTGGACCTACATATGGATTATAACCAAAGGTAAATCTACCTGTAGTTGCACTAACATCAAAGGCTGCATCTGATCTAAAAGCAGCAGAGCCAGTAAATCCGTTCTTTAATAAAGTAAACTGATTTGTGCTTCCTGCCTTACCGAGCAACCAAGAATCACCGCCAGTGTTGGCTGTAATAGGATACAATACCGCAGCCCAGCCGCCTGTAGTTGACGGGTTAATTCTAATACCCTCACTCCAGTTGTTTCCGCCAGGAGTAATTGTTAAAGCAGGGTTAGAGCCTGTACCAGATATTAAAGAACTTCCGCCAGTTGCCCATGTTGCAAAGTCAGTTACAGTACCACCGTTAGTTGTCCAAGAGTTACCATTGCCAAAATACAGTGTTCCGTTGGCTGCACGAATTATACTTGGATTGTTCGTTCCACCGCTATCCTGGTTACCCATTAATAGACGTTGTTCGCCAGCAGTATTGGTAATTCTTAAATAGCCTTGGAAAGCACCTTCGCCTGCAACATCTAATTCGTATGTTGGAACAGCAGTGCTACCTACTCTCAGTTTGCCGCCGCCACTGGCTGCATATACATCGGCATTTATATAATGATTTAGATAAACAGCTTTGCCGGTAGTAGAACCGTCAATGATGATCTGTCCTTCTCCGTAGCCTTTGATGTTAGCAACTCCGCCTGCTCTATCCAAATATAATATATCTGTTCTATGATCTGTTGCATCATATACCGCAGCAGACGCAACAAACCATGTTAACGGAGTACCACTTGTAGGGGCAGGACTGCCTGTTACAAAGAAGAAGTGTGTAGAGCTGAATGTTCCAGATCCACCACAAACTACTACATAAGCATAGTCTTCCCATTTGCCTGTTCCGACATTATTTGTTGCCCAGTAGGTTACGCTGCCAGTTCCGATTGCGTTACTTGCCCAGTTGAGTGTATACCCTACAGGAAGTTTAGCCTTAAATCTGGCAACTAAAATTGCATTAGCTCTTGACGGAACGGCAAAGTAAAATCCGCCAAATCCCGGAGTTTGGCCAGAGCCTGTATGTTGAATTTGTAAAACAAATCCGCTGGTTGTTGGAGTATCGCTCGGTGCTGTTATTCTTGTAATAACGGTCTGTCCGGATCCGTTATTATCGTAAACGTTTATGTTATTGGTTCCTGCAAAGAAGTTTTCATCAAGATAGTTTGGATGTTTCTTACCAGGAGCGCCCAACGCATGGAAAGACATTGTAGGTGCACCTGTACCGGTTGCACTATCATTATGTTCCCAATTTGTTTTGCCATCAAATCTTAAAGCACCACCAATATTTAAATTTGTTCCGTCAAATGTTAAGTTTGCAGAACCTGCAAAGACGTTACTACTGTCTTTAAAGATAACTTGGTTAGCAGATCCTGCGCCAATACCAGCACCGGCTTGACCTGTTGCACCAATCTCGCCCATAGCAGAGAACGCAACATTAGTTAGAGCGGTGTTTGTAGTTTGAATAGAAGAATCAAAATACAGTGCAGAACTGCTAATTGCTCTTGCAGTTGTTCTTAATAATGTATTGTTTTGCCAATATCTAACATTACCGCCGTCATAAGTGATAACAAACTTGTCTGCGGTAGTATATGCGCCTGCTGTTTGTACAGAAGAACCACTTTCGTAGATTACAACCGTACCTGCATTAAAATAAATTGCATAATCAAGAGTATCAAAACTTGCGCTGCCTGTTGGATCGGAGTTTAAACCGAACATTGCGCGGCCAGTAGTGTCATTAACACTGGCGCTGGCCATTGCACCTCTTATAAAGCCTTCAGCTGAGTAAACCTGTTGATCCCAAACGCCGTTAGTTCCTCCAGTCTTTGTAAAGATTGTAAGATTTGTTGTCGAAATTCCAGAAGTATAAACTGCGGTCCAAGCACCTGTGCCTCTAATACCTGTAGCACCAGTAGCACCAGTAGCACCAGTAGCACCTGTACTACCTCCAGTTCCTGTTGGTCCAGTAGCACCAGTAGCACCTTGGAAACCAGTAGCGCCTGTTGCGCCAGTGGAACCTATGTTACCAGTGGCACCTGTGGCACCTATTGCACCTGTGCCTCCGTTGGCACCTGCAGGGCCAGTTGCACCTGTTGAGCCCTGGTTACCTTGAGCACCTGTTTGTCCTGTAGCACCTGTAGCACCTGTGCCACCACCTGATCCAGGTAATCCAGTTGCTCCTATAGGACCTGTTGCACCAACAGGGCCAGTTGCACCTGTACTTCCGTGGATACCAGCAACGTCAATTGTCCAGTTTGCCCATGGGCCGCCGCCTACTGTACCGGCTACATAATCAACGTTTACAGTAATTGCTAAACCAACAATGGAAGTAATTGATCCTTCCATGAAGTTTGTAGGAACAGCAGGGTAAATGACTCGTACACGCATTCCTACACTGAATGCATTTGTTCTATTAACGGTCCAAGTTTTGCTACCTGTACCGTTTGTATTTGATGTTGAACTTGTTACATCGTATCCTAAACCAGTTGCACCTGTTCCACCAACAGCACCGTTACCTCCGGCTGCACCAGTAGCACCTGTTGGTCCTGTTGCACCAGTAGATCCCTGAGGTCCTGTAGCACCAGTAGTACCTTGTAAGCCAGTTGCACCCGTAGCACCCGTAGCACCTGCGTTACCCGCATTACCTGCAGGGCCAGTTGCACCGGTAGCGCCTTGAGCGCCAGTTGAACCTTGAGCGCCTGTTGCACCAATACCACCTGTTGCACCTACAAGACCGGTTGCACCTGTAGCACCTTGTTGTCCAGTTGCGCCTGTAGCACCAGGATTTCCTTGACCGCCTGCACCACCTGTAGCACCTTGAGGACCAGTTGCGCCTGTAGCACCAGGGAAACCTGTAGCACCTTGAGGTCCAGTTGCACCAGTTGCGCCTCTTAAACCTGTAGCACCAGTAGTACCTTGTTGTCCAGTAGCACCAGTTGCACCTGTCGATCCAATTGGACCAGTAGATCCAGTAGCACCGCCCTGACCGCCGGCACCTGCTGCTCCAGTAGCACCCTGAGGTCCTGTTGCACCAGTAGCACCATCAGGACCAGTTGCACCAGTGCCGCCTCTTAAACCTGTAGCACCTGTAGATCCAGTTGCACCAATAGGGCCTGTAGCACCAGTCGAACCTTGTAAACCAGTAGCACCTGTAGCACCGGTTGCGCCAGTTGAACCAATTGGGCCTGTGGCACCTGTGGCTCCTGCTGCGCCGCTTGCACCTGTTCCAGGCGGAATAAATGCCAAGCTACCTTGGGTATCAGCTAAACCTAATAACCAACCGCTGGTTGTTGCACTCTGCGGTAAGGTTAGAGTAACTGTTCCTGTTGTAGGTGATTTTAAGGTTATATTACCTTGCTGACTGGTATCTAAATTAATTGCCATAGTTATTCAACTGTTATTCCAATATTTATTCGTTTAAATTATGTGCTCACTTCAACTGTTTCAACTTTTGCAACAAATCGAGTAGAGCTACTGTTTATACCTATTGCACGGACACTTAATCCGCCGTTCACTGTATCTGCGGCAAGATCAACATCGTATGCTTGGCTTGCCCAAATTTTTGTTTTATTGCTCATTCTAAGAACAGTAGTTCCTGCGCCTGCGTATCTTGAAATTGAGCCATTAAATTCCCAAGCACCCTCGTCGTTAGTTGTAGTAGATTTTGCAGTTACAAAAATCTTAAACATATAACTTGAGTTGTCTGGTAAAATTACCTGATTGTTTGTGCTTGCAGCAGAATTATTTGTAGTTAAAACTGTTGCGGCAGTAGATGTACTCAATGCTCGTAATACATATACGCCTGCTTGTGCATCACCAGAGGCTGCGAACGATCCACTTGCAACAACATTGGCATCGATAATACCTCTGGTTGTTGCTCCAGTACCTACAACTAAGTTTTCACCAACTGCTAATCCGCCTGCAATCACTACCGCAGCAGTCTGTGTATTAGTTGCAGCAACAGTAGACGCAAATGTAGTAAGTGTACTTGCTACAGTTAATCGACCTAATGTTCCTGTATTAGCAGAACCAATGTTAACATCAGAAGTAGAACCAGTTAATCCACCAGTTGCAATATTAACTGTTTTAGTTACGCCAGAAGTAATAGCACCTGCAGAAAGACCTAAAGTATTTGCAGAAGTTGTGTTGTTTAAGTTAGCAAGTGTTCCGCTATGGGCCAGTGTACCTGTTATGGTTAGATCTTCATATTGTATAACATCAATATCGTCTACCGTTGCAACAGAACCTAAAGATGTAACGCTTGCTGCCCAAGTGCCGTCTCTAACTATAGTCGGAGCAACAAATTGATATGCAGGATTGGCTGGAATTTCTTCCTGAATTAGAGTCCATATTCTGCCGCCTGCAATAGTCGAACGTCTCCAGTACTCAAATTGACCAGTTGTTGCATTAAAAGTTAATGTATGATTTGCCAGCAGATTGCTAATTCCTGCTTCACTGCTTTCGGAAACCCAATAGATCGATCCCAGCACTGTTGTAGGACTGTCTTTTACGTAACTTATCCATAGGACATCATTGTCCATGTTATCACTAAATGTAGGACTTGCGCTGGCTTTTACTACACTCTTCATTTTGAATGTAATACTATCTCCTACATTTGGTAAGGCCCATGTTAGACATCTAATCCACTGGTTAGTTCCTGGGCTTACACCTGCCGCTGCACTGTTTTCTATAAATGACGGTGCTCCATAAATTGCACCTTCTACCCACAGATCTCGACCAACAGATAGGCCGCCTGAAATTTGTACAGCACCAGTGGTAGTAGAAATCGCAGTCGTTGTGTTGGTAAAATAGATTATCTGATTAGTGCTCGATCCGCGTTGGGTTAAGCTCTGTAAGGTAGCAGTACTCCAAATTGTAATTGCACCAAAGTTAGAACTTACTGCTGTGTCAGTTCCTGCAAAAATCTGACTTACACCAACGCCGCCGCTACCCAAGCTGGAGGTTGTTAATACTTCTAATCCAGAAGAATAAATTTTATTGCCAACATACAGATCGCCGCCGATACCAACGCCACCTGATACAGTTAATGCGCCGCTAACTGTGTTAGTTGCACTGGTTGTATCAACAAGATTTAAACTTCCAAATTGTGCAGAGCCCCAGGTTCCTGTGTTAGCAAACAGAGGAGGAAATTCTTGTACGCCGCCTGGGTAAATGTTTGTTTTATATACTAACTTCTTAGTAGCGTTATCCATTCCTAAGAAAGAATGGTTATCAAAACTGTTGTTGATTGTTGCTGTAGTACTGTAATGTAGTAATACACCTCGATCAAAACCGTCGTTTACACCTAAGTTAGTATTATCGACTCCTGCCCCGATACTTAAAACAGGATCTACCACCACTGTTTGTGTAGAATTTACATAGGTCTGTGTTCCAAGAACTTGTAAGTTGCCGTATATTGCAGCGTTACCGCCAACAATTAAATTCTTAGCAATGCCTACACCACCACCGACAGTTAATGCTCCGCCGGTCCAAGTATTAGAATCGGTTGCATTTGTAATGTTAATTGCGTTAGTAGTTGTTGAACCTCGATTAGTAATTGATTGTAGAGTCGAAGTATTCCAAACTACAACAGTTCCTGTACTTCTGCTAACAGATGTATCAGTACCTGCGGTTAATGTTTGAACGCCAAGGTTAGTAAATGTTACAATACCAGTTGCAGAACTTACACCTAAGAATTGTGTTCCCACTGCGGCAATAACACCTGCGTTATTGATTGTAAAGCTGGTTGATGTACCAACACTAACTTCATCTGTAATTGTAATTCCAGGTCCAGCATTTGGATTAACATTAGTTACAACACGGTTTCCGCTGTCGTACAACTCGCCCGCATATAGTCGCTTGTTAACACCCAAACCACCGGCAATTGTTACAGATCCGTCAGTTGTAGAACTACTGTCAGTCGGATTTTCAAAGACTGCCAGTGCTGTAGTACCACCTCTTAAAACACCTGCAATGAGAGCAGTTTGAATAGTTGCTTGACCACTGATTCCAACGCCGCCTGTAACTACTAACGCACCAGTAGTAGTCGAAGTAGAAACATTGGTATTAGAAATTAATATTGAATTTGTAGTAGAGTTTCCTCTGTCAGTTACTGTCTGTAGTGTGTCAGTTGAAGTTACTGTTACTGCACCTGTTGAGGTGTTGACAGATATACCACTACCGCCTTGAATGCTGGTTACACCATAGGAACCTAAAGTAGCATTAGTAATTACAAGACTACCATTAGAATAAATGTTAGCAGCTTTAATATCGCCGCCGACTTCTAATTGTGCTGTAGGTGTTGCAGTGTTAATTCCTACAAAATTATTACCAGGCGCACCACCGTAAATTTTTACAACATCGTTTGCGCCAACTGCTATAGTCTGTCCGCTCGATGGTAGGAGTTGGAAGTAACCAACACCGCCAGTACCTGTCCAAAGTAAATCTAAAATTCCACCTTCTGGGTCAAACCAGGACTGTAACTGATTAGTTCCGTTAACTGTTAACGCACTTCTACTGTCAATTGCTCCAACAATTGGACTTGACATAAATGTTGCGTATTCGTTAACGTACAACTTTTTACCAACATATAATCCGCCGGTAATTCCAACAGCTTTTGAGCTACCGGAAATAGTTGCTTGAGATGTATTAGAGAATGTAACTGCATAAGGAGTAGTTGCTCCTCGCATTGTCACGCTTTCTAATGTATCTGTTTCAGTTGTTAATACTTGAATACCGTTAGAATAAATGTTTGCGGCGTAAATATTGCCGCCTACTCCAACACCACCGCTAACAGTTAATGCACCTGAATTAGTAGATGTACTCGATGTAGTATTAACAATATTAATTGCAGCGGTTGTTGTACTTCCTCTATTTGCAACAGTGTCTAAAGTTGAAGTATTCCAAATAACTACAACACCAGTACTTGAACTGACTGCGGTATCTGTTCCGGCATTTATTGCGGTTACACCTAAGCTGCCAATAGTTGCCTGTGTAACAACAAGACTACCATTAGAATATAGATTAGTTGCCCATAAGTTACCACCTACACCAACACCGCCCGAAACAACAAGAGCACCGCTTGCAGTTCCGGTAGATTCTGTTTGATTAGCAAAAGTTAATGCATAAGTGGTAGTTGAACCTCGACGAGTAACTGATTGTAAAGTAGAAGTGTTATTAATAGTAACGACACCTCGTCCCGGAGTTACTGGGATGCTCGATACCGATATATCTTCACCAGATAACGCCTGTGTTACAACATATTGTCCAATAGTAGCTGTAGAAAGAATTAGACCAGTAGAATCGTAGTATGTGTTGGCATAAACTGCGCCGGCAAAACTGGCTCCGCCTGCAACCTGAAGTGCTCCAGAATTAAGAGTTCCGCCGGGTGTAGTATCTGCTAATGAAAGGCTACCAAATTTTGCAGCACCCCAAAAACCAGAGTTAATGAATTGTGGTACATACTCTCCTGCAGGTCCGGTAATAACACGAGTCTTATAGATAAGAGTTTCGGTGTTGTTATCCATACCCAAGAATGTTCTTGTGTAAGATGTTGTTCCAGTTCCTGTATTATAGTGAAGTAATAGACCTCTATCAAAATTGTCGTCAACTGTTAAGTCAGCACCGTCCGGTGCAATACCTAAATCTAATATTGGATCTGCAATGCTTGTCTGTGTACTGTTAACAACTGTTGTCTTACCCTTAACAACTAAATCACCGACAACGGTAGCATTTCCTCCAACCCATAAATCTTTAGCTAATCCAATGCCGCCGCTAACAACTAATGCGCCTGTTGTAGTACTTGTAGAATTTTCTACACTGGTTGCACGAATTTGTCCAGTGAAGTTGAGAGCGCCGTTGACCTGCAAATCACTTTCAATAGTTGTTAATGTACCTGCAGGATCAATTGTTAAGTTACCACTAATTGTCTGTACTCTATTTCCAGAGAAAAGCAATTGTCCAACTTGAATACTTGTAGGTTGTAGAACGCTGGTGTTAACTCCATCACTAATTGTCAAGCTGGACAAAGGTCCCAAGCGGAAGTTTGCTGTGCCAAAGTCAACGTTACCAGTACGTTGGTTGATACGGAACTCAGGACCAACTCGGAAATCGCCTATGTGGTCAACAGTTTGGAAATATACTTTTGCGCCATTTAGTCTAACAATTTCGTTAGCTTGAACAGCAAGAGCAGGATCGTTGGTAAAATCTTTTCCGCTACCAACATAGCTCATATTGAAAGCGATTGCTTTGAAGTCAATACCTTCACCGTCGGCATATATACCATAGTTACCGTAACAGGCAGCACTACCAATACAACGTAGTTCTCCACCAAATTGTCTATAATCTGCAAGACTAATCTGCTGAGCACTTGCTACTACTGCGGCAGTATATGTGCCAGTAGTAGAAAATACATTTTGACTACCAAGTCCGTCGTCAGTGAATCCAGTACTTAGGTTAGCACCGTCACAGTGAAGAAGAACTGTAGTGCTTATATCACTTGCATATGCGCTTGTAGGAGGTGTAAAGGAGCCAGTATATCTCGGAGTTGTACTAACTCTAACTTCGTCCAGATAACCTCTCAAACTTAAATTTGGTGTTCCTGCATAACCACCAATAGTTAAACTATCAGCATTACTAATACTTGAAGTTGCAGTTACAGTAGCTTCCAAGTTTCCGTTAATAAACAATCTGTTTACATTGTTTATATCACGGCTCATCATGATATGATACCAAGTACCAGTGTTTAAAACATTAGTAGAAGTAAAGAGTGTTGTACCGTGTTGTCCAGTTAGCTTGTTATCAGCGCCGATGTACAAACCAAAAGTTGTAGAAGGTATACTACCTTTATTGAGGATGTACTGCTTTCTACCGTTCTGTGTTAAGTGTACCCACGATTCGAGAGTATAGGAACTAAATCCATACTGCATGTCAGCATCACTAACAATGTCTAATAAATCGCCATCGGTACTAAAGTATGCCGCACCTGTACCAAACTTACGTTCAAAGCTACTGATAACAGTATTTCCGTAAACGTTAATTGTTTTTCCTGTACGGTCTTGTGCTTCTACAAAGCCAGATGCTTTACCTTGAAGGTAAATGTATTCAGGTGTAACTTCGTCAATAACACCGGTGGCTAATAACGTGCCAGTAGATCCTACATAGTGTAGTGAATGGCCTACTGTAAATGTTCCTGTCGAGTTTGCAAGACGAAGTCTTGTACGTCCTTGATCGCCCCAACCAGTTGTTCCGCTTTCGCCTACAATAGCTTTATCTGCAAAATAACTAAAGCCGTTTAGTAATTCTACTCGTGTACCGTTCTTAATATGAACTGCGGTAGAGCTTGGAGTAATAAATGTTGCTTCGTTGAATAAAAATGCAGCTTCTAAACTGGTAGAGTCAACGTTTGCACCGTCTAAGTATGCGCCGCCACCTGCGTCATTACTGTCATAACCGTAGGGATCTCCAGGTTGTGGGTTTGATCCTCTTGTAATAACCGAGAATCTTTCAACGTATGGGCTACGTGTAGTAATTTTTGCACCTGGTGCAAACTTAAACGCATATCCTGGCTTGTAGAATCCGCCAACTGTGAAATCGCTAATTGTTGTTTCGCCGTTTAATAAGAATGCAGTTTGTGTGTTAGTTGCAGTTGTTGGGTAAACATAAACTTCGCGAAGTCCGGCACCACGGATGCTTACACCAGCAGGTACTGTAATTGGAAATTCTTCTTGATACGTACCTGCTTCGATGTAAACAGTATCGCCTGCTTGTGCTTGTTCAATTGCACGTTTGACTGTTCTGAAAGCACTTTGAAGTCTATGACCGTCATTGTTATCATTACCGGTGCTGTCAGACACGTAGTGAATATGATCGTCGAAAGTCATGAGGTCAACGCCTCTGACTTTTAGGTTTGTTCCAATGTTTACGTCACCAAATACTCCAAGGCCGCCTAAGATTGTTAAGGCACCCGTTGTTGAGTTAGTTGAGCTTGTATTGCTAACGATGTTTAAATCGCCGCCAAATGTAGATCGACCCGATGTGGCAATGCCACCTTGAACTATTAAGGCACCTGTTGTTGTGCTTGTTGAGGTTGCAGTAAGACCATTAAGAATTACCGCACCGTTTTTAACGATGAAATCAGCTTGTGCCATTCAGTTTCCCTTTCCACTTGACGGCTTGTAAATTTTGTATATTTATTATGTCATTATAGCTATACGTAAAGCTCTAATGTTCATACTAATTGGTGTATAATTTGGAGTAAAGATAACATTGATATTACCTGCATTGTAGCTAACATCAAAAGTTCCCAACTCACCTGTATTGGTTATAATTCCGTATTGACTAATGTAAACGCCGTTTGTGGAACCTGCACCGTCGTAAGTTACCATTAGTTCAACAACATGGAACTTATTAGGTGTACCTAAGTCAACTGCTTGAACCAAATATTTTGCAGTAGTAAATTCATTACCAACATACGTGTCAATTGTTACTGGGTTCGTGTCATTTTTGCCAGTAACTACAGCACTGCTGATCATGTTGTCAGCAACTTTGAATGTAGTTCCTTTAATCTGGCCACCAGCAGTTAAGTTACCGCCTACTCCGACACCGCCAGCTACCTGCAATGCACCAGAACTGGTTGTTCCTAAGTTTGTAGCAGCAGATCCGATACGTACTTTGCCGTTCTTGACATTAATTGCCCACTTGTTAGTAGCATCTGCGCCGCCTGTAAATAGCGGTTCGTCGTCGATATATAAAGTAGCAGCGTTAGTCCAAGTTGGATTTAACACGCCTTGAATAGTAGGACGACCAATACTGTGGATAGCTAAATCAGTCGGACTGCCAGTAGTTAAGTTATCAACGTAAGTAGACGAACTTAAAACTAAACCAGCACCTAAAGAATTAATTATGTCTTTAGTTACCTGACCAGTTCTTGTAATTGTTCCACCGATAACTACATCTTTGGTTACGCCAACGCCGCCAGCAACAGTTACAGCACCAGTATTAGTTGTTGTAGAAGTTTCAGTACTTTGAACGCTTAAATGATCGCCAATGAATACATCTTTACCAATGCCAACACCACCGGCTACAACTAAGTCGCCTGATGTTGTGGAAATAGCATTTGATCCACTATTAATAGTTGCAACTTGAATATTAATTGCATTGGCATTTATAGTCTTACCAACGCCTAAGCCGCCAGTAATAACTACAGCACCATTGTTAGTTGCAGTACTATCAAGATCGCTTGTAACTTTTAATGTTTCTACTGTTAGAGTATTAACAACAGTTACTAATCCTCCGACTACTAAATCACCAGCAATTCCAGCACCACCACCGACAATTAATGCACCAGTAGTAGTTGATGTGCTTGCAGATGTATCGTATATCCTTGTCTGACCACCGATATTAACATTTTTACCAATGCCAACTCCGCCAACAACAGTTAATGCGCCAGTGTCAGTGCTGTTAGACTGCGTATCATTTAAGATTCGTAGTGTTCCGCCCAGCGTTTGATTGCCGCCAACATTTAAATTGCCGCCAATACCAACACCACCTGCAACAGTAACTGCGCCTGTATCTGTACTGTTAGACTCTGTTAAGTTAACAAAACTAAATGTTAGTGTAAAAATACCGCCAATGTTTTCGTTAACAGTACCGGTAGTAAGAATTCTTGCGTTACCAATGTAACCAGTTTCTTCAATATATAGGTATTTTGAACCAATGCCGCCGTTAGGAACTTGAATAGCATTGTTTACAATATTAGTTATGGAGAATGCTTCACTGATAAATGTAACTGTATTACTTGCAAATACACTGTTTCCACTTACACCTAAACCGCCTGCAACAATCAATGCTCCAGTATTTTCATCAGTTGCAGGTGTAGTATTGCGTAGAATTAAACTACCAGCTTCTAATGTGCTCCAAGTTCCGCTATTATAATAGTCACCGAACGGATCGTTGCCGCCCACGCCTGGTAAAATATTCTGCTTGAAGATAAATCTTTCAGTGGTATTTTCTAAACCAACGAATGCACGGAAATCAGTAGCAGTACTTACAGCATTTTGATAGTGAATTAATAAACCTTTGTCATAGACATCAGGCAATGTTAACATTGCACCGTCTACGCCGCCACCAATTTCAATAACTGGGTCAACTACATAAGTGTTTGTACTATTGATTGTAACTTGTGTACCAGTACCTAACAGATACAGATCACCTTTAATTACAGTAGAACCGTCGACAGTTAAAGAGCCGCCGAAATATCCGCCACCTGCAACAACTAAAGCGTTAGTTAATGTAGTGCCAGTTGAACTACCAGCGTCTCCAATAATTAAATTCTTGCCAATTCCAACACCGCCTACTACAGTAAATGCCGCAGTATCTGTTGAACTTGCAGCAGTTTCACTTAGAATTTTAGCAGTGTCGGCGGCTAAATTTCTTTCGACTACTGCACCACCTTGAACAATTAATGCACCTGTTCCGGGGCCTGTGCTGTCGGATAGACTTGTAATCCAAACTTGACTTTCAAATCTTGCAGAGCCAGTTACTCCAAGACCGCCATTATTTGTTACCTGTAAGCTGTTTCCGCCTACAGTAGTTGTGCTGGCTTGTCCGGATACAAAGAATCCGTTCTCGGCATATAAGTCTGCGCCTACACCCAGACCGCCTTTAATTGTTAAAGCACCGGTTGATGTAGAAACAGCGTTTACCGTGCTTAAAAATGTACCAGTTGTTTCTCCAACAAATCTGCCGCCGACATATAAATTGCCACCGATACCTGCGCCGCCGTTACGATCAACAATTAACGCTCCGGTGTTTGTGCTAACAGATTGAGTTGAAGTTGTAATTCGAATTCCGTCTGGGAATTCTGCCAAACCTACGTTTTGTGTAGCTTTAGTAACAATCGGACTTCCGTTAAGATCGAAAGGACCATATAAGTTACCGCCACCGTAACCAACTAATCCGTTATTGAAACTAATTCCGCCTGCAACTTGTAAGGATTGGCTCGATGTAGTTGATGTATTACCCTGAGTCTCGCCAATGAATACAGTACCTGAAGTAATGTAGATTGACCAGGCTTTTTCAATTGTTAAGTTTGTACCAGCTTGTGGGGCACCTTTAATAAACAAACTTGCAGCGTTTGTATAAGTTGCTGATTCACTAATTGTGTCTAATGTTGCTTGACCAAAATAGTTTACAACGCCCCATCCTGTGCGTCCGCTAACTAATTCGTCTGTAAATGTTGCATCACGTAAAGATAATTGAGCACCAAGTGCGTGCTCTCTACCTTGATCTACATTTCCATATCGTTTGATAGATCCGCCAACACTTAGGTTTCCGCCTAAACCAGCGCCGCCGCCTACAATCAAAGCACCAGTTGTGGTTGATAGAGATTGTGCATTACCTTCTGCAACTAAGCCTTGTTTGACGACGAAATCTTTTATTTGTGCCATCTGTTGTTCCTTTTTTACCTACTGATGCTGGTTCTTACGACCTTAACTTGTTTTGCTGACGCAGCGTCTGCCGTGAATAATAATCTTACTAGACCATTGCCTCCTATGTTATAATCCACATCAAACTCCCCTATGGCACCTCCTGTAGTAATAATACCGTATTCAGACTTATAAACGTTACCGCTGTTGTCTACTAATACAACTATTTCTACTACATGGAATTTTGCACTTGCTCCTACCCCGTCAGCTATTTGAATTAAAAGCTTCGCAGTCCTATAATTTGCAGCAGGAAAACTGTCAATTACCGTAGTACTTGTGTTATTTATGCTGGTACTGCGTGTAAACAGTTGACCATCCCCAAAACGAACACTTCCGGATACTTGTAGCTTGTCGACGCCGTTGTCTGTTTGTGGGCCAACAAGCAAATTACCAGTTGTTTTTGTAATTGCAAGGCGATAAACGTTTTGAGTATCGTTATATAACGATAAGCCACCTTCGTTTAAGTTGGTGCCGTTCTGTCCTGCATAGTTGTTTCCGCCTACTCTCCATGTATAACTCTGTCCGTTAGTAGCAGTGTTACGCATTCTGAAGTAAACACTTTCTGTTTCGATAGGAGTTTCGAGTGTTATGCTCTTACCTACATACAAATCGCCGCCAATTCCAGCTCCGCCCCATACTTGAAGTGCGCCTGAATAAGTGTTTGTAGCTTGTGCAGGGTTTCTAATTCTTAACGGTGCCGATATTTCTCCGCCGTTCCAAAATAAATTATCAAGTGGTTCGCCTTCTGCAAAATATCTTTGTGCGTAGATATCGCCGTTAAATCCGGCTCCGCCTTGTACAATTAATGCTCCGGAGAATGTACTGGTTGCAGAAGTTAAATCATAGATCCTTACAGGACCTTCGATATTCATATTTCCACCAATACCAACACCGCCTGCAACTACCAATGCACCGCTCTGTGTACTTGTAGAAGTTTCAGTACTGGTTAGACGCAGCTTATCGGCAACAAAACTTCCTGTACTTTGAATTTCTGTAAAGAAACCACGGCCTGGAATACGTGTACCGATATCAGTTGCATCTATTAACTTATTAAAAAGATCTTGATTTGGTTTAGTATCTGCAATTAGTTGGTACCAATTGACAGGATCGGTTTCTAATGTATCGGTGTTTTTAAAGTCGTTATAGAAATATCTTCCAGATAGTGTATCCCCGTTAACAACACTAACAATAGCAGCAGCCATTTCTTCAGCAGTATTGGTATCCGCAGATCTTGCCCATGTTCCGTTAGTACCGTTTCCTAAGAAACTAACAACATAGATACCGTTAGTTGCTGTATTTGTCTGTGCTCGAACTAATACTCGATCGTTTAATACGAGACTATATCCGTCAACTTCTATAGGAGCACCACCGATTAAATCAATGTTAGCAGTTGTAGCAGCTTTAACTGGTCCTTTAAATGCCGTTTGTGCATCTAAGCTGGGGATTACAACATTGCCATATAGATACAGTGTTCCTGTTCCGTTAGGTTGATAAATGACATTGCCATTCGGAATAGTACTTGTTATAAAGTTAGCAGTGTTGGTAAATGTAAACTCAACTTTTCCTAATGTTGAAGCATATGTAGTTTGCGAGTTTGCTGTTATAAGAGTATAACCAGTTGCAGTAGACGGAGTATTACCCAGAGCTGCCTGAGTCTGACCTAAACTAATATAACCGCTCGGTGCTGTTGGGTTTCTTGTTTTTCCGCTTAATAATATTGCCACGTTATGCTCCTACTACCAAGATAAACGGAGTCATTTCCGCATACAGCGACTTTTGGAATGTTCGTCCACTTAAGATACCAGTACTTTGACTGATAACAAGTGTCGGACCAATGCGGAAGTCACCATTCTGGTCAGTACTTGTAAAGAATACTTTACCATTATTTAACTGAACTACTTCTTTGGTCTGTTGCGGGTCAGCAGTACCAACCTGAGGTAGAGCACCGTACTGTGTACCAGCACCTACATATTCAAACAGATAACCAGAAGCAGAAATATAACTCTGTTGATAGAATCTTACAGTTGCTCCATCAATGAACAGTGTAGGATCTGTTACGTTTTGTTCAAGTCTTACTAAGTGGTATTGTCCTTTGCGTAGGAAATAACCATTACCAGTATTGACAGAGTTATAGTTTCCACCGTAAATTAAATCATAACCTACAGCATCAACAATTGCGCCCATGTCTCGGAAGCACTTGTCTTTGTTGTAGTTAGTAGCATCAGTAAAGACTGTATCGATGTAAGATATAACTTCGGCTTGTATAAATGCTCTATTTGCTAACAATAAATTAAATGCATTAACAACATCTGTGCTGGTACTTGCAGTTAAACTAATTGGTTGTTTTGTAGGAGCTACTGACGGGCCATTATTAATAATATTTGTAATATTATCAATTGAAGTTCTTACACTGGTAACTTCTAAAGTTGTTCCGACGTTTGTTGTAATAACTTGCGGAACTTTCTTTTGATATGTTACCGGAACAGCTTGTCCTCTAATAATTCTATCAACTAATTCTCTAATATAGTTGTAGGCCGCAGTTGTTTGAGGAATTTGGTCATCAATAGCAGTATCGTTAGCATTAAATCCGTAGTAGTAAACTCCGGAAGTGATACTCTGTTTGTTACCGCCGTGTACTATATCAAAACTTAAACTGTCAATGATATAACCGAGGTCTCGTCTGCAAGTTGCTCTATCATATTCAAACTGAGTATTGTCAAGATCAATTCTTGCAACAACTTCGTTTTGTAAGAATGTCTTGTTTGCTTGCAATAGATCGTATGCGCTAACTCTATCAGTTGCAGTTGTACGAACACCGTTTGGTATAATTCGATCTGTTACTCCTGCTGTTCCATTTGTTAAAATATCTAACATTAGGTCAACATTACCAGCAAGAACACCTGCAATACCTGCTGTACTGGTTGTTAAGTTAATAACTTGAGAAGTTACATTTCCAGTAGTTGCAGCAACTGGCACATTTAAAACTACATCTTGTACTAATTCTTTTAGGTATCTAATAGCATTAGTTGTAGTTGTAATTTCTCCTTTAATTGTGCCTGTATAAGTATCTTGGTTCCAATATTGTAAACCAGCAAATGTACTTTCTGTTAGTCCGTTGTAGAGTAAATCAAACGCAAGACTATCAACAATTAGGCCGGTATCTCTACGGCACTTGCTCTTGTCATATAAGAAGCCAGTGTTATAAGTGTTGTTGATAAAGGCAATTGTTTCTGCACGAATAAAATCTCTGTTTGCAGCCAATAGTTTAGCAGCATTAACTACAGCAGTACCGGTACTTCTTGCTAATGCAATTGGTTCCTTAACAGAAACTTCATCAGGTCCATATTCAATAATGTTATTAATTAAATTAACATTATTTTTAATAGCCTGTGCTTCTGTCTCTGTACCAACTAAGTGTACATAGTTAATATAGTTAACAACTTCTTCAACAATAAAGTTTCTGTTTGCAACTAAAATTTCGGCAGCAGCAGTTACAGATGTTGAAGAAGATACTGTTAAACTTACAGGTTGTTGAACTTCTGCAACAGACGGACCCGTTGTGATAATACCTGTAATTAAATCAACCATGTTTTCTAACTCAATACCTTCTGCTGATGTAGCAGTTGTTAAGTTTGTTACCTGAGTTAGTGTATTATTTGGACTCTTAGCAATCGCAGTATTGGTTACAATAGCTGGAAGAATTTCTTTTAATCTTGTGTATGCTGCAATTGTTTGATCAATTTCTCCTGCAATAGCAGAAGTAGATGTAGAGAATCCGTAATAGTAAACACCGCTTTGAATAGCTTGCCTATTTCCACCGTACTTGATGTCAAATGCTACACTGTCTACAATATATCCAACATCGCGATAGCACTTAGACATGTCATATTCAAACTCAGCAGTCTTAGTACTTTCAACATAGGCAATTACTTGCTCTTGTAGATATTGTTTGTTAGCAATTAGCAATTCGTAGGCATTTACTGCATCATTAGATACAGGTTCAATGCTGTTTGCTACAACCTTGTCAGTTACTCCGCTTGTGCCTGTTGTTAAGATATCAACAATTACATTAAAATCTTTTCTAACTCTGTACAATTGATCGTAAGTTGCAGTAGTTAAGTTAGTAACTTGGCTTGCAGTTGTAGAATATCTTACTACAGTTGCAGTAGATGTGCCGTTAATAACAATTTGCTCAGCAAGGCTTCTTAGATATCTAACTGCGTTAGTTGTTGTAGTAATTTCACTTGCAATAGATCCTGTGTAACCATTCTGATTCCAATATTGTAAACCAGAGAAATTACTTTGTGTGTAACCGTTTTCGTTGAATAGTAAATCAGTAATAAAACTATCAACAAGAATTCCTGTGTCTCTTGAGCACTTGTTTTGGTTATAAGTAAAGCTCAAGTTAGTAACTTGCGGAACAGAAGCCTGTTGAGGATTAGTTATCAATGTTCCTGTGACAATGTCTCCTACAATCTTTTCAATAAAGTTGTAGGCTTCTGTTGTTTGAGGAATTTCTCCAGCAATAGCACTGCTATCTTCTTGATATCCGTAATAGTAGACACCGCTTTGAATGCTTTGTCTATTACCGCCGTAAAGTATATCAAAACTTACACTGTCAACCATATAGCCAACATCTCTAAAGCACTTAGCTTTATCGTAGACAAATCCAGTAAAGGTACTATTGATATAGGCAATAATTTCGTCTTTGATAAAATCTCGATTTGCTACTAATAGATCATAGGCACGATCTGCATTTGCATCAGAGCTTGGAGTTAAACTAATTGGAGTTAGTTCACTTGCGGCACTTGGTCCGTTGTTAATAATTCTTGTAATCTTGTCAACCTTTGCCTGTGCAGATAGTATTGTAGCATTGTTGACTGGCAACATGTAGGTAATCTGTTTGGTTGTGTTCCCTTGACTTGGAGAAATTTCTACACCAGACAAGATTCTTGGTAGTATTTCTCTAATTCTATTATAAGCCGCAGTGGTCTGAGGAATCTCATTTGGAATAGAAGTTGAAGTACTGTCATATCCGTAGTAGAGAACTCCGCTTTGTACACTCTGTTTGTTGCCGCCATGTAACAAGTCAAAGGCTACGCTGTCGACCATGTAGCCAACATCTCTTGCACACTTAGTTTGATCGTAATTAAATCCGGCTGTTTTTGTATCTTCAACAAAAGCAATAGCTTCTGCTACAAGGTACGATCTATTTGCAACCAATAAATTATAAGCGTTAACTGTGGAAGTTGTAATACTTCTTCTGCCGTTTGGTACAATAATATCTGTAACACCTGCTGTACCTGTGGAAAGAATATTTAGAATCACTCCAAAGTTTGTACCAACTACAACTGCATCTCCTACAATACCAGTCGCAGTAGAAGTTGTTTGAGTTACAGTATTTTGATAGCGTGTTCCGCTGGTATCTCCGACTACAATCTTCTGTGCAATAGAACTGATATGTGTAATTGCATTAGTTGTAGTGGTAATTTCGTTAGCAATAGTACCAACATAGTTGCTTTGATTCCAATATTGCAGACCGGCAAAATTACTTTGACTGTCTGTTGCTGTTGGATATAAAATATCAAAAGCGATGCTGTCAACTATTAGACCAGTATCTCGAGCACACTTTACTTGATCGTAGTTAAAGTTAGCATTGGCTTCTACCCAAGCAACCGTTTCATGTTGTAGATATTCTTTATTTGCCTGTAGTAAGTTATAGGCAGCAAGAACAGCAGAAGAAGTAGACTGATCTAAACTGTTAGGAACAATTTTATCAGTAATTCCGTCTGTGCCAGTTTCTAAAATATTAATAATTGTGTCAAATTTTGTTCCAAGAGATAGACTTGTAGCAGTAGTTGAACTGGTTATTGTGCTAACAACTTGAGTAACTGTACTTTGATACTTGTATCTTTGTTGTTTGTTTAAAATAACATCCTGTGCAACAGACTTCAAGTACTTGACAGCATTGGTAGTTGTTGTTTGTTCGCCAGGTATAACGGTTAACCCTTGATTCCAATATTGAATACCTGCAAATGTACTTTGGCTTGTACCATTGAATAACAAATCTTGTGCAAGGGCATCAACAATTAATCCAGTGTCGCGACTGCACTTAGCAGGATCATAGCTAAACTTGCTTGGCCAGATACTGTCAACGAACGCTACAGTTTCTGCTTGGATGAACAATCTATTCTTTTCAAGTAACTTTTTAGCATTTAGAATATTTTGATTTGAGTCAACATATTGTCTTGGACGAATAATTTCAGGACTACTATCTGCGCCATTGATAATGATGCCAGAAATGATGTCAAATTTTTCTCCAAGGCTTTGAACAGCATCAACACCTCCAGTTAATGTTTGATCAAATACTTGCGGGTAAACAGACTGATATGTTCCAGAGTCGTAAGTTTTGTTAATGTAAGCAATAACAGATTCTTGAATAAATGCTCTATTTGCATTTAACATTCTGTATGCGTTATAAACATTAGGATCAGTTGACTGTGTCAAGCTAACAGGTACTTTAACCCTGGCAGCGGCAGGACCAACATTAATAACATTAGTAATATGATCAATATAAGATTGGATTTCGTTAACTTCGGCATCTGTGCCAGGAGTTAAATCAGTCACTTGATCAATATAAGTCTGATATGTCGAAGTTGTAATTCCTTTAACAATGTATGGAACTAAATCTTTAATATAGTTGTAGGCCGCAGTTGTCTGAACGATTTCACCAACAATAGATGTGCTTGTGCTGATGTATCCATAGTAGTAAACTCCACTTTGAATTGCCTGTCTGTTACTTGGAACACTTCCGTTAGGATGTAGCAAGTCAAACGCAACACTGTCAACCATATAGCCAACATCTCTATAGCATTTTGCAGAATCATAAGTAAAGCCCGGAGTTTTTGTATACTCAACAAATGCTACAGCTTCTGCTTGAATATAGGCTTTGTTAGCAGTGAGCAACGAATAGGCTCTTGCTGTATTTTCATCGGAAGTTTGTTCGCCGTTTGGAATGATCTTATCGGTTACTCCTGCAACACCATCAACAAGGATATCAATGATAACATCAAAATCATTGGAAATAATTGCTGCTTCAACTGAAGATGCTAACGGAAGACCAATATTCTGTGTAACTGTACTCTGATATCTTGTTCCGGTAGTAATACCTTGAACAATTTCCATTGCCAATTCTTTTACAAATTGAACAGCATTTGTAGTTGTTGTAATTTCATTTGCAATTGTGCCGACATAATTTTCTTGATTCCAATATTGCAAGCCGGCAAAATTACTTTGGCTAAGTTCTGAAGTTGGGTGCAAGAGGTCTACTGCCAGTGCATCAACAATTAATCCAGTATCTCTTTTGCATTTTGCTTGATTGTAGACAAATCCATTAATAGGAGTGTTTTGAATTACACGAAGAGCTAAATTTTTAGCATAGCTAACTGCTAAAGATGTTGTTGTTTCTTGCCCTGCAACTAAAGTTACTTCAGTAGTAACTGTTGATGCAAGAGTAGGATCAATGTTACTCGATAATACTGTGTAATAGGCGTTACCGCAGAAATATAAATTAAAATAACTTGGATTTAATGCATCTGTATAGCCGGCCAAGATTGGTCGATCTAATACAATTTGTCTATAGTTAACGTCAACAACTTGTGTTCCAGTAGTAACATAAGGAATACCTGTTTCAGGATGTACTTCATTTCCTAATACATCTCGAACATATAAAGTATGACCTACAGATACTCCAGTAACATCAACATCATTGATAATAAAACTACCAGTACTAATAGTATTGGTGTTGACTGTTGCAATTAAGTATCCTGGATAGCCTGCTTCGTTGATAAATGGTACACGTTCTCCTTCAAAATTGAGATATGTATCAGGAGGAACCACTTCCATAACTTGGCCAATGTGAGGACGATCTCTATCACTTGGAATAAAGACTTCCATGACCTGTTTCTGAGGCCAGTAACCTAATGGATAATATTCGCCGTTAGGTACATTAGTTGGAAAAGCAGGGTTAACTACGAAACCTTGGAAAGCAAGTTTACCTAAACCTTTTGCAGTTAAACATGTATCACCAAAGTTTGCGTTAGAGTTAGTAATAGATGCAATACCACCATTCTCAACAATAACAGCTTGACTACACATAATCGTAAACACAGATACAAGCTGTGCGTAGCCGTTGTTAATAATGTGAATACCAATACCGCCCTGGTTCAACTGTGTAAACGCATCAAATACGAACGATTGAATAGGGCTTCTTAAGCTCGGTGCGTTACCGTCAACCAGTGCTCCGCCACCAGATCCGATAGGATCTAATCTGCGGTCAACATAGCCTTCTGCTAAATTAGTTGACCATTCCGGCGGCACATCTGCATCGAGATATGGATATGTTGTAGTATAACCAAAATAAATTGTTGCATTGTCACTTGGACTTACAGTCGAGGTACTTAATGTAACAAGATATGTGTTTGTTGTTAATTGTGTAACTGCTGTTACAGTTGATGCAACATTAACATCATTAGGACTCAATCCAGTTGGGTAGATTAATCCCAATAAATCAGGTGTAGGCTGATCAGGAGCTGATGTTTCTCCGTTTAACAGAATTTCAGTAATTAAATTGTAACTGTCTGTTGCACGAGTCGATACTACTGACCCTCCATCTAATGCCAAATCAAATACCTGATTTGACAAAGTGTTAAAAATATTAGTAACTGTGGTGTTGGTGATAACTTGTAAAGAAATATCTCGTAGATAGTTAATTGCCGCAGCAGTTTCGCCTTGTTCTCCTGCAATTAATGAAGTGTTTCCTCTCCAGTAGGAAAGGCCTGCTTCGATACTACGTTTGTTTCCACCAAATCTTGCATCGCCTGCAACCGCATCGACAATGTAGCCAACATCTCTGTAGCATTTGGCTTGATCATAAACAAGATCAGGATAAGCATCTTCAACGTATGCAACAGTTTGCTTTTGTAAGAATTCTCTATTTTTCTTTAACAACAATTGAGCATTGCGATAACCTTCATTCGCTGCATCATTAACTGCCATACCGACTACTACAGTACCAGTGTATAACGTTACTGTGATTTGATCAACTCCGGCAGTCCATGTACTGGTACCTGCTGCCAACGGAATTTGAACGGTTTGGTTAGGAACCATCATGGTTCCATCTTTTAACCAAGGTCCAGATTGGTTGGTACAGTTTTGAATGTACGGTGAGTAGTAAACGTCGATAGGGTTTTCTAAGTTAGGAGGAAACGCAACACAGTAAGCACCTGTAGTGTATGTTCCTGCTCCTCCTGGTGCATATCGTTCAACGCTTCCTCTGCGTAAATTACGCATCTGCATCTGTGCAATATAAACACCAGAGTTAACGTGGAACAAATCTAAATCTTTGTTTAGAGGTTCAACAAACGTTGTACGCAAGTCGTTGCCAACAACAGATGTATAAGGCTTTAAAGGAATTGGGTTGTCTTCAAAATATGTACCTGCCATAACTTTAATAGCAGTACCTGGTTGATAAAACGGACTACGAACAGCACCGCTGATTGTACGGCAAGCACGAGTTCTATCCATTGCTGTTCCGTCATTTTCATCATTACCGTCTGGAGTTACATAAAGTGTATTACTTACTAAAGGTGCAGTACCTTCAGGAATACCTCTTACAGTAAAGTTTCCATCAACAATCTCGTCGCCTTGAACAGATAAATTACCTGCAATTCTTGCAGTCTGTAATGGAGTTAAGACAATTTCTCCGTTATTGATAGAAGAATCAATTTCAATATCCACTCCCGGTAATGTACCGGAAATGACTTGCTCGTCAAATGCAAGTTTGCCAAGTGTATTAGTATAGGTAACTTTGCCGTTTTCATCTGTTTCCAGAGTAAAACCGGTATTTGCTTCAGGTGCAGGACCCAATGCAGGCTGAGCCTGCTGTAGATTTAAATATTCCCATCTGTTTTCTTTTAACTCAGATGGTCTTGCTACTGGTTTTCTATTACTTAATAAACGTGGCATTGCTTTCTCTTAATTAATTGTTGGCTGTTTCAAGAATACTTAGAACTAATTTCATGACACCGTTCGCGTCAGCACTGGCTCTAATACTATCTTGACTTTCGAGAATCATCTTGCCTGTAATTAATGCTGCACTATCATTAGGTGGGACTTCAAAGTTTTGCACCAACTCAGTTGTAATGTTTGGATCTTGAGCGTTATTTCCTTGGGCATCAGGGAGCACTCTAAATCTCCTATGATGACTAAAGGTAATAGTATGTGCCGCTGCCGGATCAACATTGGCAACTTGAGCCATTAGTACAATAGAAGTTACGCCAATTGGTGCAACGTATACTGTTGATGTTGAATTAGTATCTAATACTTTTGTTTTTGTTTTAAACGTGTTTAATGGAATTAATGCCATTTATTTCTCCTTTATTCGCCGCCACCTGCTTCAACTGCTAAGATGAATGGTGTCATCTGAGCAAATAAACTCTTTTCAAATGTTCTGCCTGACAACACACCAGTTGCCTGACTAATTACTAACGTTGGTCCAATACGGAAATCGCCGTTCTGGTCAGTGGAAGTAAAGAACACCTTACCATTATTTAACTGAACTACTTCCTTGCTTTGGACAGGATCAACTCTACCTACCTGAGGCAATGCACCGTACTGTGTACCTGCTCCGCAGTATTCGAATAGGTATCCAGATGCAGATTGATAGCTTCTCTGATAGAAGTTTACAGTGCTACCGTCAACAAACAATAAAGGATTTCTTACGTTGTCTTCAACAGTAACAATATGATAAGTACCTTCTCTTGTGTAGTAAGTTTTAGCCGCTTCAACTGCACGGAAGTTTCCTCCAGTAGCTAAGTCAGCAACTAACGCATCGATCATTAGACCAACGTCTCTTCTACATTTTTGTTTGTTGTACTGGAATCCGCCAAATTCATTTGCAATGTAGGCAATTACTTCAGCTTTGATAAAGTCTTTGTTTGCATTTAATAAGTTAAATGCTCGTTGAACATCAACGCTGGTGTTCATTGTTTGCTTTATTGCTCTTCTTTCTTCGGCAGCAGTCGGTCCGTTATCTAAAATATTTGTAATAACACTAATCTTAGATTGTAGAGCTGCTGCTTCAACAGAAGTTCCAGGTAGAAGATTAGTTACTTGAGTTACTGTATTTTGATACTTAGGACTAATTGGAGTACCTGTAACAATATCACCTACAATACTCTTAATAAAATTATAAGCTGCCGCAGTTTGCGGAATCTCTCCAGCAATAGCACTACTACCTTGATCGAAACCGTAATAGTAAACACCAGCTTGAATACTTTGTCTATTACCACCGTGGATTAAATCAATAGAAACGCTGTCAATGATGTAACCAATATCTCTCGAGCACTTAGCTTGATCATATGTAAAACTTGGATAGTTACTACTGATCCAAGAAATTACCTGACTTTGAATTGAAGCCTTATTTGATTGTAGTGCAGCATAGTCAGCGAGCGCACCTGGATCAGTGGTTCTATATCCGTTAGCAACAACAATGTTACTTACATTTGCTGTGCCAAGTTGTAGTATTTCTAAGATAGTATCGAATCTTTGCCCGATTACTACATTGTTACTTGTAACAGATAGTGCAAGAGATTTTGCATAAGCAATAGCTGCCGTAGTTGTAGTAATTTGACCTCCAATGCCATCTACATATGAAGTTTGATTCCAGTATTGAAGGCCAGCAAAGGTACTTTGTGTTGTATCATCGTACAACATATCCATTGCAATACTGTCAATAATTAATCCAACATCACGCTGGCACTTGGCTTCATCATAAACAAACCCACCAAATGTATCGTCTACATATGCAACTACTTCATTCTGAATAAAGATCTTATTTTGATTTAGTAATTCAATAGCACTTGCATAGTTCTCTGCTCTTGTACCTGTTGTTCTAACTTCGGGTGCTGCTTGAGGACCAGAAAGAATTACATTAGAAATAATATCTAATCTTTCGTTGATGAAAGGTATTGCACTTGCTCCTCCAATAAATTCTGTGTTAATAGATTGCGGAACAGCAGTAGTATACGTTCCTGTATAAGCAATGTTAGCTACTACAAAGTTAGTTATTTCTTTTAAGTGATCAATTGCATCAATAGTTTCAGTTTCTTGACCAATGATTTTACTTTGCCCAATCGGGTATGGACTTACTGCTGGCTTACTTGTTAAGACATTGTAGTAAGCATTTCCACAGCAGTAGATATCAAAGTAGAACGGATTGCCGTATTCGCCTCCACCAAAGTTAATTGGATTACTTAATGTAATTGACTGGTAGCTAATGTCGACAATAGTAGTTCCTGTCGAAATATATCTTGCACCTTCTCCGTTATCGGCTGCTTCGTAACCAAACTGATCTTTAATGTAAACAGTTTGACCAATGCTTGCGCCTGTTACATCAATACCGCTAACAACAAAAGATCCTGTTGTTAATGTTGCTGTATTAATGACCGCAGTTAAGAATCCTGGATAACCTTGTTCATTGATGTAAGGAACAACCACACCGTCGTAGTTAACATATTGATCAGGAGGAACAACTTCCATAACTAAACTGATGTGCGGCCTATTTAAAGGATCTGGAACAAACACACAAACTTGCTGTCGAGTTGGGAAATACCCTTGAGGATAATATTCGTTAGCTTCGAATTCGTTTGTTAGTTCGTTATAGGCAATATTTTCCGGATTATAAACTGTTCCGCCAAACTTCCTCTTACCATAACCTTTAGATTGTAAACAAATGTCTCCAAAGTTATTGTTAGAGTTTGTAATAGATGCAATACCACCGCTATCTGTTTCAACAGCAACATTACAGAAAATTGTAAACACAGAAACTAACTGTGCATACCCTTCATTGATAATGTGTATGCCTCGTCCGCCTTGAGTAATTTGAGTAAACGCATCAAAAACGAACGACTGAATTGGACTTCTTCTCGAAGGAGCATTTCCATCTACCAATGCACCACCACCTGAACCATTTGGATCAATTCTGCGATCAGCTTCTCCGTTTTCAGTCCACATGCCTGGCAAGTTTTTATCTTCAATTGGATAAACTGTAGTTTCACCAAAGTACAGAATATCATTAGATGCAGCCTTGACAGTCGAAGTAGTTAAGGTAACAACAAATTGTGTCAGAGTACTGTCTGTACTAAAAGGTGAGTAAGCAGGACCATTTTGTAAAATTGTTGTGATGGCGTTAAAGTTACTATCTACTAAATCTCTTGCAACTTCTCCGCCGCCAAGTTGTCCGTTAATAAGTTGACTTACTACTACAGTCATTGTAGTAGAACTTGTTCCTGGAATAATTGTTTGAACAGAATCTTGATAGAAACTTGTAACAGGATTATTAGCAATTACATCCAATGCAATGCTCTTAGCGTATTGAATAGCTCCAGCAGTTTCTTTTAGCTGACCTTCAATAACACTAACTGCGCCTTCCCAATAAGCTAAACCTGCTTCAATTGATTTAACATTGGAGCGTTTAATAATGTCTCCAGCAATCGCATCGACAATTAATCCAACATCTCTAAAACATTTTTCTTCGTTGTAATTAAATTGGAAAGGTTGGATGAATGTTTTATTAACGAATTCAACAACTTCTGCAACAATAAAATCTTTGTTAGCCGCTAATAGAGTAGCTGCTTTACTTACATTAGTAGAAGTGCTAACTGCAATACCAATCGGTACTTGAGCAGGTGCTGCGGCTGGACCTTTTCTAATAATGGTCCTTATCAGATCAATGTTATCTCCAATGATTCTTGCTTCATCAAGAGTTGCTGCACCGTAATCTAAATTCTGAGCAAATTCTGTTTGGTATGTTTTTGTAGCAGGAATTCTTTGAACAACTTTTTCAATCAACGACTTCATATACTTGTATGCAGCCATTGTTTGCGGAACTTCGTTTACAAGAACAGTACTGGTACTATTATATCCGTAATAGTAAACACCAGCTTGAATACTTTGTCTGTTACCGCCTCTTAACAGATCCATTGCTACACTGTCAATTACATAACCAACATCTCTTCTGCACTTTGTTTGGTCGTATGTAAAGCCAGGAGTTTTAGTTTGTTCAATCCAAGCAATAACTTCGTCGGCAATAAAATCTTTATTTCCTATTAACAAATCTATAGCACTGGTATAAAGAGTAGTTGTGTTAATATCACCGTTTGGTTCAATTAAATCAGTTATTCCAGCTGTGCCATTTGTTATTACAGAAATAACTGTATCAAATTTTTCACCGAGTAAGTTTGCAACAGTTAGGTCCGACCCTGTGCTAATATACTGAGTCAATGTTCCTAAAATTGTTGTTAAAGGAATACCTTGGATAATAGTTTTAGAAATATCTTTTGCATAGGCAAAAGCATTAGTAGTGGTTGTTTCTTCTCCAGGTATAACAGTATTAGTTTGATTCCAATATTGTAGGCCTGCAAAAGTTGATTGACTTGAACCTCCATGTACAAGGTCTAATACTAATCCGTCAAATATTAAAGCAGTGTCACGAGCACACTTATCTTCGTTGTAGACAAAATCAAGATTAGTAAATGTTACATCAATATAGTTAACAACTTCATGTTGCAAGAATGCTTTGTTAGCTACAATTAAATTGTAACTGTTAACGATTCCTGGAATAGAACTTTGTGCGCTATTTGAAACAACTGGAACAGAAAATGCGCCATCGTCAATGTACGAATTGATAATTTGAATATTTCGTGTCATCAACTCAATTGCCGCATTAGTACCTGTTATCAAATTAGTGACTTGAGTTACAGTAGTTTGGTAACCGTCGTTTATTTCGTTTTGTAAAACTACATCACGAATGATCATTCCTAAGTAATTGAATGCTGCAATAGTTTCGTCAGCTTCTCCGGGAATCGCTGCGCCGCCAATATATGCTTCACCGGCAGCAACCGTTTGTTGGTTTCCGCCATATAAAAGATCGTTAGCGATTGCATCTATAACATATCCAACATCTCTGAAACATTTTGCTCTATCGTAGGTAAAACTTGGAATAGGTTGGCCAACATATGTTTTGTTAACAAACGCAACTGTTTCTGCTTGAATAAAACCTCTATTTGCATTTAATAGAGCAGCAGCATTTTCATAACCTCCATTGTTTCTTAAGATGTCAATCAACAAGTCCATCAATTTAACAATGTTAGGCTGTGCAATTTCTCCGCCGGTTAGATTTGTATCTATAATTTGTATTCCGCTGTTTGCCGGTGTCTTGATAGAAGATAGATCAGTATTTGCAACAATTGCAAATGCAAAAGTTTTCATTCTTTCAAATGCTGCAATGGTAGGAATTAATTCATCGCCTAAAATATTGGCGTTACCTTGAAAGTAGGCACGACCTGCTTCAACAATTTTTCTATTACCGCCGAGAATTGCATCATAGATCAAAGCATCTAAAACATAGCCAGCATCTCTGCGGCATTTATCTTGATTATAATTTAATCCAGGATAGTTTGTATTAACATAAGCAATGATTTCGTCTTTGATAAAATCTTTGTTTGAAGTTAAAAGTTGTTTTGCATTTCTAAAGTTAGGATCAATGTTTTCGATCTTTTCAATAGATGCAATTGGAAGATCGTCCTCTATCAAAATGCCAGATCCGTTCACTGCCATTCCAATTTCTAACTGCTTGGCAGATAGTTCTGGTTGAATAGTTACAGTAATTGTAGTTGTGCTGGATGCATAGGTAGCAGTAGCAACTACCAGTGGTAACTGAACTGTTTGGTTCGGAACAAACATTGTGCCGTCATACAGCCACGGACCAGATTGATTAGTACAGTTTTGAATATAGGGACTGTGGAATAAATCGATCGGATTTTCTAATAGAGGAGGAAACGCAACACAGTAAGCACCTGTGGTGTATGTGCCTGCTCCGCCCGGTTCGTAGCGTACAACTTCGCCTCGGCGCAAGTTTAGCATGGTCATCCCAGTGATATATACACCAGAATTTACATGGAATAAATCTACTGTTTTGTTTAACGGTTCAACAAAAACTGCACGAAGACTATCGCCCACTACTGAAGTGTATGGCAATAACTTAATAGGGTTATCTTCTGCATAGTAGCCAGGAGCTACTTTAATAATAGTGCCTTGTTTAAAATAAGGGCTTCGAGTAGCACCAGTAATTGTACGGCAAGCACGACTTGCGTCCATAGCCCTACCATCATTGTCATCGCTACCGTTTTCGTTTACATATAGAATGTTGTTTACAACTGGAAATGTACCTAACGGATTTCCGCCATATACACGAATATCTCCGTTGATTGTAACACTCTTGTTTAGAGTTCTTTCTAATCTGGGAATATCTGGGAAAAATTGAACATCGGTTTCTGTGCCAACTGTATCAATTTTTCTTGTAAAGACATTTTGTAGATATGCGTTTTGCCAATAGCTACTTGTATTACCTAAACTATATTCAGAAACAATTTCAGTATTGGTATAGAAGTCAGTTACTGTTAAACCAGTTAAGGTACTGACATAGGTAGAAAATGTGCCGCTACTGATAAAAGGCAAGATGTCACTTTGGACCTCACCTAATAATTCGATTGTATCAGATGATGTAGTATCACCTAACTTGATATTTCCGTTGGCATAGAAGTTGCCAGTTGCATAAACATCGCCTCGGACGCTTGCAGTACTGTTGATATATAACCAGTCGTTACCACCGGGGTTAACGTTTAACGGTCCAAACAGTGTAGAAATTGTGCTGCTCGATGTGCTGCTTTCAATGGTTACTAAACCAATAGTTGCAGTATCGGCAATTAGAACTTTTGTAGTAAGTGTGCCATTGACATCAAGTTCGGTACGGGGAATATCGGTTCTTACACCAATACGGCCATTTTTAACATCAATATACAGCAGATCTGTTTCAACTGCTATGTCGACACCGTCTCTTAGCAAATTTTGCGCTAAGAGCGGGCCCGTAATACGACCTACGGCCATGCTTGCTCCCTATACCCCGTGTTTCACGGTTAACCACCTTACATTGCGGGTTTACCACAGTATAACCGACTGCCAAACCTTTTGGCATCAGAGTATTTATCGGGAATTAATTATTTGTAGTTGATAGGATATTATCCTGGAGGGAAATATCCGTCGTATCCAAGTAAAGTCACTACTGGTTTTGCAGGTACTGTTCCAGAAAATTGAATGAAAGTTCCAGTGCTAAATGTAAAAGTTAAATTGGTACCTACGTTAACTGGTGCCGATGTTGGTTCGCTAATTTCAATATTAAAAGTTCCAGGAACAGTTCCTACGACAACTGTAGTTGTTGTAATTGATGCGCTACCACTAATACGTTGCCCCGGCTGAACGTTTTGTACAGAGTCAAGATACAGCACAGTAGAAGATGCAGAAGTAGTTGCGGTAGTAGCTGCCGTAACTGGAGAAGGGTCAGTTATTAGATCGTAGTTTATTCCAGGAATCTGATAAACGTTGTCAACATAGACCATTATATTTGCTGCGCCGCCATTATAAGTAGGATCATATGAACGGTCATATGAAGAATTTAAAGGACCAAAGATTGTACTGAAATAATTTCCACTTCCTAAATTTTGAACAGTAATGGATGCCGGGCGAACTGTTCTAACTCTTTCCCATAAAGTTCTTACTCTTGTTTCGAGATCGTCAAGGTCTGTGTTGACTCTAATTTGTCCTGCATCAGGATTAGTTGGACGTTCTGAAGTCATGCCGCCGGGTAGTCTAAAACTTTTTGTAGAATCAGAAATTAATCGGCCGTCAGCTTCTACCGCAAATTTATCATCTTGCGGATTATGAGAATCAATAGACTGTCTTTTGTAAAATTTCATAATTTATGCCGTTTGAACATAACTGACTGTTGCAGTTACAATTAAGTTTTGACTTGCTTGTGCTTGAATACTATCGCCGTCCGCTAAAATAAATCGTTCAGTGTCCATACTAAACGTCTCGCCTGCAGGTAAAGATATTTCATTTAAAATCAGATTTGCATCTCCTGCTGCCACAGCAGCTGGAACTATCCATACACTCACTGTTGCATTAACAGTAAGACTTGTATTGCACAAAATAATACATGTGATTGCATTCTCGCCCGATCCTACAAAAACTTCAGTCTTTGAAGTCGAACTTAGTTGAGAATTTGTAATTGCCATTTTGAATCCTTAGAATATAATTGAAAGAACAAGAGCCTTTCTTGCAGAAATTAATTCACCTGATGTTGGAACAAGAGTAGATAAGTTTTCGTATCCAGAATATCGAATACCTGTGCTACCTGCTCCTACAGTCGAAGTTGTATAAATTTTAACTGCGCCTTGAACAGGTTGAGGCTCAACATTTGATACTCCAATTGTTATTCCATTATTTACAACGGTTGTACCTGTTCCGATAGTTTGTAAAATTAAATCTGCATTAGTAGCTGCTGGTCGAATACTGTTACCTGCAACAATAAGAGTACCCAATGTAATCGTTGGAACGCCAGCAAAACGCTGAACAATCATTGTGGTAACGCCGTCAATTACTGTTGTAATAAATCCTGGTTGAATATTGTTGTCTGTAATTGATATACGAGTGTCATTTTGTCTCAGTTCCAAAGCTGTTACTGCACTTGTAGCTGTTCCTCTTAATGGAGTGTTGTCAACATAGTATTTGTTAGGAATATCATTATCGTCGATAACACGAGTATGATAATTTAACTGTCCTGCAACACTTAAAACTCCGTTGATACCTGCACCCAGCAAGTTCAATCTATTATCGTTATTTGGACCGCCACCTGCCAATCTAATTGCTCCAACTTCGATTGCAGCTCCACGGTTGGCTGTTTTGATTGACCAAATTCCTTGATACTGAGTTGCAGTAGTCGATGTAGAGCTCCAAGTTCTTTCTTCAAATAAGATAGATGCCCTTGTTGCAGTACTGGCATTATTTCCTCTATCAACTACAAAACCAGATTGACCAAAGAATGGAGTATTTGATTCTCCTAAACTTACACTTGAACCAGATTCCCCTGCATTCAATGTAATGATATTGTCTTTTACAATAGTATTAGTTGTTGCAATGTTGGTTGCAGTTCCTAATACATTTAAGTTTCCGGTAATAACAACTGTTCCAGAATTTACACCCGTGTCTAATGTAATGATGCCGCCAGGTTTAGTTGCTATTTTAAGATCGCCAGAATATCGAATTACATCTACGGTCATGTAAATTTCCTTTATCGTATTTAGCAGCAAATAAGAAAAGGGCCTAAGCCCTTTTCCTGTGTGCTTAACTTAATTAAGCGTTAGCTATAAGAACACTTACATTTTCTTCAGCGGCAGTAATTGTCCACTTAACCCAAGACTCGTCAGCAAATTCGTGACCAGCTGAACCGTATTGTTTTAGTTTTGCCTTACGACCGTTTAGCTTCATAACATAGTATGTCTTGCCAGAACTGTCTGTTGCTGTTAGATCAGCTTCTCCAGCTGCGTCAGCAGCACCGTCGGATACTAATTTAACTTTTCCTAAACCTTCAGAAGTTCTTACCATATACTTTGTACTGCCAACTTGACGTACAATGTCTCCTAATAGACGTTGTGTTCCGCCAGATCCGCTAACTAAACCTGCTGTTCCGCTTGCAGGAATATATGCGTAAATTGCTACACCGTTTGCACGAGCTGATGATGTTAATGCAATATGGTAGGTTGCTGTAGTACCAGTTGTTGATGGGCTTACTGTAACAGTAACACTGGAAGTGGAGGTATAACCGCTACCAGCATCACTAATGTTGAAAGCACTTACACGACCATCAGTACCAACAGTTAATGTACCAGTAGCAGCTTGGCCGCCTGCAAGCTGAGGTGCAGAACCTGTCCATGTATAGTTTGTAACTGTAGAATACAGAGTACCAGTTGTTAGTACTGTTACAGCACTAAATTTTTCTCCGCCTACGCCTTCACCGTCTAAAGCAACGTTTGTGTTAGCGAAATATTTTTTTTGAATTGGACGTCCCATTTGTTTTCTCCTTATTGACTACAGGGCGTTCTAGGCCCATACGCGGTGGGGACCGCATAATTGTAGATATTGTATTTAACAAAAAGCCCGCATATGCGGGCTTTTGTACTTGGTAAAGTAACTTTTCGAATTAACGGAAAGATACGTTAGCGGCTGTGATAGCAACTTTACCTAGGTAGTCAGCAGCGTTACCTAAGCTGGATGCTGTGTTTGTTAACTCAACATAGCCGTAACGTGTTAAGAAGCCAACTACTGGCTCGAATGTTGCTGGATCAAGAACAACACCAGAACTCATTAGAGGAATATATGGGCAGTAGAAAGCGGCAGCGTCAGCTTCGCTTGGTCCCTTATAACCAACAAGAATTTGGTTGTTGTCGTCTGTGTCGCTTAGGTAAGCGTCAACATAGATCTTCATGCTGTTGTTTAGAGTACCAACAAACTTAGTGTTTGTAGGTGCTTCGAATGTACCTTCTGTAGTACGTGCAAAAGCGGATGTTGTTGCAGACTGAAGGATCGTTAGAGCCTGGTTAGAAACAACTGCCCAGTTAGCAGCACCACGACGTGTACGCTGAGCGATCAAGTTTGCAACACGGTTGATCTGAACAGCTAAAGCAGCGTGTTCGTCACCAACGAATGTAGCAGTACCGGATACGGCAGCTTGGTCATAAGTTTGTTCAACTGTGCCAAGACCACGTAGAGAAGCAAGAACTTCTTGGTCGATTTCAGCAGTGATTTCTTGAGCAAGAGCTGCCATGATTTCTGCTTCGATATCGATACCGTGCATTGCTTGTGCGTCTTGAGCAGCCTCGAATGTCCAGCGTGCGCTTAGTTTACGAGACTTAGCTTCAACTGGAGCCTTCAAGATTTGAATGCTCATACGCTTACCAACTTGTCCTTCAAGAACGCTGGTAGTTTGTGCTTTTGGTGCGCTGTTATTACCGTTACCAGAATAAGCAGCAGCCAACTTGAATGGGCTTAGTGCCTCATCGCCTGCTACTACACTGTCGCCTGCGCTGGTATCAGCGTAACGAACACGTAGAGTATGGATCTGAGCAACTGGGCCAGTCATTGGTTGTACGCCAACGATTTCGTTAGCAATAACTGTCGGCATAACACGACGGATAACTGGAAGAATAACGCGGTTTAGTGTTGCGATATTACCAGTGCTTGTAGCTCCTGCTGTAGCACTTTCAGCTAGGTACTTTCGTGTATTCTCTAAGCAAACGCTCATAGAAGAACGACGGTTACCTTGTAGGCCTTCAAGCAGAGCTTCTTTGGTCTCGGACCATCTTTCATTTAATAATTGTGACATTTTATGTCTTCTCCTTGAATATTTTTATTTTAGACCCGCTAACTTGCGGATATCTAAGATGTTATCTAAGCCTACCTGTGGCTGTTTTGTTTCGCGATCTCCAGTTACTTCAGTGCTTTCGGAAAGCATTTCTTTAGCTTGCGCCTTAGGTGCTACTTTCTTTACGCCACCTTCCATAACTGCTGGTAGGTATTTCTCAAATGACTCATTAAGTTTTACTGTCTGGACAGACTCAAGTAATTCTTTCATGATCTCTCGTTTGTCAGCACTCAAAGGTGCTAACAGTTCTGCCATTACTTCTTTACGCTTAGCCATGTCATGAGCAATGCGAATTTCGCGTTCCTTAGACTCAACTAATTGTGCTTTTTCAGTAACAACAGCTTTTGCTTCGGCAAGCTCTTGCTCTTTCTTTTCGATAATTCTTAACAACTTATGTGTTTCAGACTTTTCGTTTAGATAGCTTGTGCTAAATTCCTGTGCAAATGCTTCAAATAAGCGACGACCGAATGCGTTTTGACGAGCACTATCGATATCTTCCTTGAGTTGTTTCATCTCGGATTTCAATGTCTTAGTAACTGTGTTTTCAACGATTGCGGCGCTACGCTTAATAAATCTGCTCTTGACTTCGTCAAATTTTACTTTGGCTTCGCTTACCAGCTTAACTCTCGCTTCAGCTAATTCACGCTTGTCTTGTGCAAATTCATTGATTTCACGTGCCAGAGCTGTTACAATGAACTGCTCTAACTTAGTAAAATTCTCACTTACTTTCTTACGATCGCTTTGGAATTCTACCAATTCTTTTCCTAACTGACTCATGATAAAAGATTCTAAAACTTTAGTATCCTTTGTCATTTTCTGGTGATATGCAACTTTAGCTTCTGCTAAAGCCTTTTTATCAGCAGCGAGTTCAGCCATCTCTACGGCCAATCTTTCGCTAATCATCTTGTCGAGTGCTTCAACCATAATTCCCTTATCATGGGAATATTTTTGAGCAAACTCTTCACGAAGTTCAGCAGTCAATTGGTCGCGATTCTCTTGGATCTTCTGATTGAAAGCAGACTCAATCTCAGTCTTTACAGACTCAGAAATCATACCACTCTCGACCAGCTGTTTGAATGCGTCCAACATTGCTTTGTCTCCTTAGGCTTTTAAGCCATTTATAATGTTAAGCATCGCCTCGCGGAGATACTTTTGGGCCTTGGGATCTTCTTTTACCTCTTGCGCCACCCTAAATGCTTTACTACCACCACGACTATTCATCAGGTGTTCATAAATTGGAGTAGGGTAAGCTCCTGGCGCACTCGGCTGAGCAACGATATCTACTGTAATAATTTCAAAGTCAGCTACTTCGCCAGTGCTATCGTTAACGTTGCCGCTACCTCTAGAACTTACGCCAAGTTTTACGCCACTTTCCAGCATTGTGCGAATTAAGTTGCCCATAGGGGTTGGTAAGATTTTCATCTTACTATAACCGTTTGGACCATCCATCCACATATCAACAATCATATGCGATACACGATCCAAATTTACTTTTAAGTCATCGGGGTGATCAACTTCTCCAAGAACACTATAACCGTTTTGAATCTGATCATTTAGAGTTTTGACAGCGTTGGTAATCTCGGAGACAGGATAGACACGCTGGTTAGCGTTTCTAATTCCACCTTGAATGGCAATGCCTTTTAGGTAAAGGTTCTTACCTTCATTTCCGTCAGATTCAAGAACAACTCTTGCCTGATCAAAACTTAAATGTTCTCTTAGATATAGCATCCCGAGTTCCTATTATTGCATACGGTCAGCTGGGCTCTTAGTGTTTACAGCGCCAGTTTGACCTGCTTTACCACCAGTAGCTGCACCAACTGGGCGACCTTCACCACGTTGTGCTTTACCTTCAGCGCCGTGTCCAGCACTGTTCTTGCTAAATGCATCACCTTTGTATCCACCTGGCTTGTTCAAGTGGTCGCTTGTGAATTCACCTTTTTGTCCGCCAACAAGGCCTTCTCCGCCCTTGATGCCAGCTTCTCCGCCCTTACCACCTAAGATGTTATGTGCAGATGCTGTAGTTGTTGGGCGTCCTTTTGGATTTTGTAGACCAACGCTCTTGGTGTTAGTACCACCGTCTTCGCCTTTACCTTTTTTGTCAGCGCCGTGGCCGTCTTTTACATGCTCTACATACTCACGCATGTATTCGCCTTCTTCGGCTTTTTCTTCTTCGTCGCCTTCTTCACCTTCTTCGTCGTCGCCTTCTTCATCGTCGGCCATTCCGCCAAAGTCAGGATCTTCTTCGCCGTCGCTGTGCTCTGGCTCATTTTGTTCGTCAGCCATTAAAGCTTCGAATTCTGCTTTTAGTTGTTCGAGTTCAGATTCAAGATCGGAGATTCTTTGTTCTTCAGAACCTTCGCCTTCGGCTCCAATGTCGCCGTCCATACTGTCCATATCACCCTCATCGCCCATAGCGTCAGGGTCGGAAACTTTGTCCATGAAATCATCGGTACTGTCGCCACCGATTTCAAGTGTAGTTTCTTCTTCGACTTGTTCGTCGTCTTTATCCATAGCTTCTTCCATGTCGTCATCAGACTCCATAGATTCTTCCATTTCATCATCTGCCTCTTCGGCGATCATATTTTCATAAATTTCTCTAGACTTTTCAACAACGATCTCATGGAATAATTCATTCGCCTTATCCATTTCCTCGTTGACTAATAGGTCTAATAGTTGTTCAAACTTTGTAGACATTGCGGGTTTCTCCTATGTTAGATTGGCAAGGCTGTCGTGTATATTTACAGCCATAACTGAATACTTATGTGAAATAGGCCAAAAACGGTCAGTTTTTGACAAAAGACAGAGTTTTTAGGCTCAGGATTGAATTGTTTCTTAAAATTATTTATGATCTTCGATGCAAAATTAACTTTGCAGATTACGCAACACCTGCTTCAGGAGGTGGTGGAGCATACATTATCTTAACAAATTCTAAATGTTCTTTTTGCTCTTTTTCCCTTGCATCGCCTGCTTTTCTTAATCTATTGATCATTCCAAGTGTTAATCTTGTCTTACGAAGATCGCTCGATTTTAAAATGCTGATGTTGTCTTCTAATGGGTTGTAGCGGTCATTAGAAGACAATCCCTCGTTTGGCTTAAAATAAATGAATTCGTTAAGTAGCATGATGATATTTATCCAATTATGCCGGTGCTTGTCCTGCCGGCGCTGCGCCAGGACCTGCTGGTGCTGCCATTGGATCAGGTCCTCCTGGCATGCCTTCCGGTGCTGTGCCCGACTGACCTAAATCGGAAACATCGTTTTCCATACCGCCGCTGGTTATGCCGCTACTACGTAACTCAGCACTTGCACTTGGTGCTTTGATACTTAAACCATTTTCTTCTTTCCACATTTCTTCGTTTTCTGCCATTTCTTCAGCAGTTAGACCTAAGAAACGCTTGAGAGCAAAACGCTTACTGATGTAAGGAACTGTAACAACACTGCTGTAACTTTGAATCCTTGCAGTATCCATTTCTGTTTGACGATAGGCTGCAAAGTTTTGTGGAGGATTAAACTGTAGTTCAAATACATTAGGATCAAAGTTAATGCCTTTATTCTGTAGATAGGCTTTAAACTCAAGATCAAATGCTTCGTTTAAATTACTTTGGAGTCGCTCGCAGTATTTGTTAAATCTAAGTTCTTGGATGTAGGCTGTTCCAACTCGACCATCATTAAAGCTAGATCCTCCATCGTCAGGCCCGGTAGGTAGATAACTTGAAGGTATGCGTAAAGCACGAAACAACTTATTAGTAAAATATCTAAGATCATCGATTTCTCCTAAGTTAGTACCACCTGGAAGAATTTCAACTTTAGATCCGCGACCTTCACTTGTTTGAGGGAAGAAATAGTCTTCATTGATACTTAATGGATTGTAGCTTGAATCTACTACAGTCTGACCGCCACCTGTAACGCTTGGAATACGGCGCTGATTTACTTCATTTTTAACACGCTCAACAAAGCTCATAGCCAAGTGACTTGGCATATTACCAACGTCAATATAAAATACCCTACGCTCGGGAGCACGTTGTACACGATAGATAATGATCGCATCTTCTAATAGTTCTTTTTGCTTATAAACCTTAAAGATACTTTCTAATAGACTGTTACCGAACGGATAATTTTGATCCATTCCTTCGCTCATACTTAGATGAACTACATATTCAGCATTAATAGCCCACTGTGTTTGATTAACACCAAAACGATTTCCAATGTTTGTAGGATACGTTCCGGTCATGTTACGTTGACCGCCTCCGCCGCCACTATATGGTGTAGGAGGTCCTGCATTGGTTGCACTTGGAGCAATTTGCGTTGTACTTAGATTAACAAAGTTTGGATTCAGATCACGGATAACATACTGTTCAGGAACTTTACCGTCACTTTCATTAACAATAATCTTATCTACTTTACCAGGATCTACATACATCCAAACTTGAGTTTCTGGATCTCTAATAAAGAAACAATCACCGTACTTAAATGCGTTTCTTACAATTTTAAAGATACGCTTCTGAAACTTATTCAAACGAGTCCATTGCTGTAGATACTTTTTAATAATCTTAACTTCGGTTGGAGTTGCTTGATCTTTGAAGAAAATTTGAAATGGAGTCGCATTTTCTTCATTGAGTTGCGTACAGAATTCTGCAAGAATATCCAACGCTGCGTTAACTTCGCTGTCTCCGTCCATCATGTCGTACTGGCCGTAACGCTCTAAACGATTTGGATGACCGCTATAAACATCAGGCAAGTAGGAACTATAGTTAAGGCGCGAGCCAGTAGGTCTGTCGCCACCCGAGCCACTAATTGGGCTCATAGTTCCAGAGGTATCGACAGGGGTAAAGTACTTTTTCCAGCTCATAATTAAATTAATAGGTTCCCGTTAAGTCCGCGGATTGCATCTAAGTTTCTTCTTGTGAAATCGTTTGTTTCACGCATATAAGACAACATCTGCGCTGTTTGCTTATTTAACTGTTGTAGCTCCACTAACAAGTTTTCTTCAAATTTAGTCGGAGGACTCGATGATAGATCGTCCTTTATTGGAACAACTTTTTCTTTACCGTGGAGTTCGACGTTATATCCAGATTCAGGGCCGTCAAATACTCCACCATTGGCAGCTTTTGGTAATGAATTTAATTCTTTTCGAGGATCATAGTCTTTAAGACCGTAATCAATAAGTCCAAGTCCGCCGGCGGCGCCGCCCAAAGCTGCACCAATGGCTGCACCAACTGCTGTTCCTACAACTGGAATAACACTTCCAAGTAATGCACCTGCTGATCCCAAAGAAGCTGCACCTGCGGCTGCTCCACTCCAACCGCTAACTGTTTTATTTCCTTCTTCTACTCTTGCATTTGCTTCGCCTGCTTTAGTTGAAAGATTTTGTTGACCGCTTTTCTTTTTTTCAAGATCAGAAATTTCTTTTTGCAGTTGTGTACGTTGTTCGTCTGTTAGTTTGCTTTTTTCGTTGTTTAATTTGCTCTGTCTGCTTGTGATTTCTAATTCAGTTCTTGCAAGTTCGGCTTTAGAATCAGCTGCGGCTTTTTCTAAATCTAACTTAGCTTTATCTTTATCTGCATCTTTTTCGTTATAGAAAGGTACAATTGCTTTCTTAACTTCAATCATTACCAAACCAAAATAGTATTTTAAGTCATTAATAATCTTATCTCGACCTGCTTGACTGAATAGATCTTTTGCAAAGTTTGATATAAAAGTTGCTAACTCGGTCATTGCTGTTTTGATAACAGGCATGTTTCCGCTTAAGAACTCCATAAAACTTTTTGCCAAATTGTTTATAATAGGAGTAAGAGCTTCAAAAATAGGCAGTAAAGACCCCATTAATTGTGCTCCAAGATTCTTCATTTGTTTTTCTACTTCAGCTGCGGAAGCGGCTGCTGAGTTATTTTGATCAGATTGCTTCTTTCTTTCTTCTTGAATTGCTTTTGTAATAGCAGCTTCTTCAGTTAGTCCTTGAGCTTTGTATTTGTTAACTGCTTCTTGCACACCCATCATGGTTTGTGCAAATTTGTCTCCTGTCATACCGCCGGCACGCATAACAGTTTCAAACTGTTTCATGTCTTTGATGTTGCCAGCAACAGCTGATGAGAATGCTTTATCTAATGCAAGCTGACTTTCTTGTAGAGTTTTTCCATTTTTAACAATATCAGAAAACTCGTCAATGCTCTTACCACCGTCTTTCATTGTGGCCATGTACATTTGAGCTTCTTCAGTTAAAGGAGGTAAGCCCATAAGTTTGGCTTTTAAGGCATCTGCTGCGCCTTTGCCGCCACTGGCCATTGCAAGTCTTAGAGCAGCATTTGCTTTTTCTCTTTCTTTTTCATCTAAACCGTTTAGGTAAGACTGAAAGTTAGCATCTTGAGTCATTTGCTCTTGTTCTTTTTCAAGTTGCTCTCTGCTTTTACCAGTTAGTCTTGCTAATACATCTAATTCTTTGCCGTAGGCTGCAACAGAGGCTGCAACTCCTGCATAATCTTTCTTTTGAGAAGAAGTTAAGCCGCCTTGAACTTTTACATAGTTTGCTGTTAGTTCATTAATATCTTTAAAGCTGTATCCGAGAGATAAGAGCTGTCCTCCTAAATCTCCAGTTGTTAACATCCTGTTGATATTTCTAAAGGCTTTTGCTCCAGATTCTGCATTTGTGCCCATAAGAGCAATAGTAGAAGCGTTGGCAGAAATTATTGCTCCGTATTCTTGCATGGTTAGGCCTACTTCTAATGCCTGTAGTCTAACTTGATTAAGGTCGCCTCCTAAGTTAACTCCAACTTTACTTAGATCTCTAAATGCAGTAAGATTAGCTTCCTGCATCTTTGCAAATTTTTCAAATAAACCAGCAACTACACCAACACCAAGTGGTAAGTCTTTAAAGGCTGCAAATAAATTACTAACCGATGCAGTACCTTCGAGCAGTTGATCTGCAAAGCCTATTAAGTTTTTGCCGGTTTGTAAACCGCTTGCAACAATATCTCCAAGCACACCGCCTAATATCATTGCACCTTTTGATAGGCCAGAAAATACAACACCTAATGCTTTGCCTGCTACGGTGCCTGCTTGGAACGCAGGAGACATCTGTTGCAGCCCTTTGTTTGCCGCAGCAATAGCTTGGGGACTAATTCCTGCCTGTCCAGCAGTATTTGTCAGTTTACTCAATACGGCTGTCTGCCCTTTCATTGCAGCCAGTAGGTCCCTTAACGTGGCTTCCGTGGCAGCATTATCCAGTGCTACATCTTGATCGCCAATTCTACCTGTTACTTCAGCCATTGTTATATTCCGTGGTTCTGTGCGTATATAAATAATACGCAGAGTATTTCAACTTTATTTATCGGAGATCAAAAACATGGTACAACCAAGATCAGCTCAACTTAATCCCCTGTTAGCACAGATGAGACAGCCAAAAATCTACATTCGCTTGCCAAGTGGTGGAGAATTTTGGGAGCAAAACAGCTTAGAGATTAGTGAGAACGGTGAATACCCTGTGTACTCTATGACTGCACAGGACGAGCTAAAGTTAAAAATACCCGATGCTCTTATGAACGGACAGGCAGTAGTTGATGTTATTCAGCACTGTATGCCTAATATTAAAAATGCATGGAACATTCCCAACATTGACATGGATGTAATTCTTATTGCTATTCGAATTGCAACCTATGGAGAAAAGATGAGTGTACCTGTTAAGTTAGGCGAAGATGTTGATTACGAGTACGAATTAGATTTAAGAAATGTAATTGATCAATTGATGAATACTATTTCTTGGGATCCTGTTGTAGAAATTAATAATGATCTAACAGTCTATGTACGTCCCATCAACTATAAGACCATGACACAGGGCGCACTGCAAACGTTTGAAACTCAAAAAATCATGCAAGTGGTTAACAATGAGTCCATATCCGACGAAGAAAAAATTAAAATTTTCAAAGAAAGTTTTGCCAAACTCAACAAACTAACCTTAAGTGTTATTACAGAATCTATTATTTCGGTTGATTCTGTCAACGGAGCTACCAACGATAGACAGCACATACAAGAGTTTGTAGATAATGTTGACAAAGAAGTGTTTGATAAGATCAAAGGTCACGTTGATACGCTTAGAGAAAAAAACGCTATCAAACCTTTGAGAATTGCAGTTACCGATGAAATGCGTAACATTGGCATCACTGGCGACGAACTTGAAATTCCATTAAACTTTGACCCGTCAAGTTTTTTCGGGTAAGGCTTTTGTCTCTTGACTTAGAAGGAATTCAAAAGTTAAGTGATGGTATGGAACGTGAGGCAAAAGCCTTAAAAAATCAAATTTATCAGATCATGTGGTTTATGCGTGGTAGCATAACCATATCCGAATCGTTTGAATTAGAAGCTGAGGATCTTGAAATTATTGGAAAAATAATTAAAGAAAACTTAGAAACAACTAAAAAGACTAAGTTGCCGTTCTTTTAAATATTCTTACCTAAGAAGCTACTGTAAAATTCAACACCTTCTCTTACAGTATAGGATTTTGGAGCGCCGCCTGCACCTGCGTAGGTTCTTTGACGAGCTTGGCCAACACCACTTGCTGCAAATCCGCTCGGAGCGGCAGGACTTGCTGAGCGAGCTTGTTGATTTTTCATTAGATTTTTCTTTAGTTGAGCCTGCTTGATAGCATCTGCACTTGGCTTGTTTGCATTAGGATCAGCCGCTGGTGCAGCCTGAGGAGCCGGCGCAGGGTTAGCAGCCATTTGATCTTGTGCTACTTTGGCTGCGGCAGCTTGTTTTTGCTGTCGAATTTGTGCCGGATCTGGTTGTGCTGTGTTTGATGCAGTTGCAGCCACAGTGTTTTGAGCCTGTCCAATTCCTGGCTCAACTGGCGGAGTTTCAGCTTGTGGTGCTACTCCTTGTGCAGTCTGTTGAGCAGCCGGAGTATTAGTTGCTGTAGCCGAAACAGTGTTATTTGCCTGACCAATACCAGGTTCAGTTTTGGTCATTTGTGCCTGTAGTGCTTTAATCTCTTGCTTCTTTTGATCAATCTGAGCCTGTATTTGGGCTTTGTCAGCAACAGGTGCTTGTGCATTATCTTTCGGTTCTTGGGCAACACCTGGGTTTCTTGCTGCCTTATATCCCTGTTTCATTCCTTTGAAGAAATCACCTACTCCTTTTACTGCACCTCCGGCAACTTTACCAATACCTTGCCCTACCCCAGCAGCAGATAATTCATCTATTTGTTCTTGTTCTAATATGAGTTCAGTGATTTTCATAGGTATTCCAGTGATATCTTTTATTTATAAACGAACTGCGTTCGTTTGCTTCTTCGCTAAACGCTCGAAGCAATATTAATAGCGAAGCGATTTAAATATCATCCAGATTCAATGGTCACACTTTGCCCGCACAGGGCAAAGAACATCATCCGAGTTCGGATAGTCACTTAGCGTTAGGGTGTTTATCAGAGGCGGTTGTCCGGTACCTCCATCCCCGTCTTATTACAACGGCGGTCTTACAAATATACGCTAACATATTTGTAAAACGTGCTGTATCACTACAGCGTCTTTTTGCCTTTTCTCTTGCTTCAAACAACCAAACCGCGGCGAGTTTGCGATCTACGTCCTGTTAAGGATAGTGGTTGAGTACTCTTAGCGACCAGAGATTTCCGTCCCTGCGACCCGAGGTCCAGGTATAGGGCGCCCGATTTTAGCCGGCGCTTGCCTTTATCGCTTAAAGTGCCTTAAATTTTAGATTTTATATGTGAGCCATGTACACGGACTTGTATGTGTCCGTTATAGTATTCGTCGGATTCTAATACTTTGCGGTCGAATTGTTCGCGGGCCTCAACGTAAGATGTTTCTGCTTTAGATTTACAGTAGTATAATATTTCGCGGGAGAAGTTTTCTTTGCCTAAGGTGTCTATGTCTTTTGTCAGCTCAACACTGGAGCCGTAATATTCTTGCCAATCTGAATCAATTTTGCCTTTGATTTTTTTTCTTTTCTTTGTGCCGTTCTTCAACTTTACAGTCTTGTAGGTCGTTTTACTAAATTTTGCTAATTTTTTGCCAATATACTTGCGACCCGAGACTGTGTTGGTAATAAGATAAACAAATCCAACACAGTCTTCGGGTAGCTGATTAACTAATTGCCCTTGGTAGGTCCAAGTCATTATTTGCCAGTAGCTTTGGCTTCCTTACGGGCGTTCTTTTCTGCTGTAATTTCATTGCGGCGAGTCTTAACAGCCTTACTCATTTCTGCTAATGCTTTGCGGGCACGGGTTCCGGCAGCAGAATTACCACTTTCAAATTTTGCATTCTCTGTCATGTATGCATCAAATGCTGCTTGTAGTTCTTGTTGTGTACTCATTTTATTTCCTTCTTTTTAAATGACGGTTTCTTTTGTGCTTTAAGCCTTGCCTTGTATTCAAGTCTCTGCGTTTTTAACCACTTCTTGTGCTCTTTCTGCACTCTTAACACTTCACTTCGTAGTTCATTTGTATTAGTTTGAAGAGACTTGATAGCCATTCTAACTTCTAATGCAGATGTCTGACTTATTTTGTTACGGAAATGCATATTTGCATTGTGTAACATAACTAAATCCTGAACTATTTTATCATAGAGTGCATTGTACTTGTTTAGCATTATGTCTCTTCGGAGTCGGCATTATTTGAATATGATGTAAATCCGTTTTCTTTTATGACCTTCAACACACTGTTCACACGGCCTATTAATTCGTCTTTATGACTTATTAAGTATATATTCTTGTTGCGTTCTCGTGCCATCTTTTTTAGGACAGCAAGCCCAGATTCAACACCTGCTGAATCCATACCTGCATCAATTAGCTCATCAATGAACAGCAAGTTAATATGTTGGTATAAGTTTTCCCACACATCTCTAAATGCCCAAGATAAGGACAGAATTAATCTATTTCTTTCGCCTCGACTTAGGTTATCGAAATCTAAATCTTGGCCCAGCTGTGTAATTTCTACGTTTAGATCATTTTGGAATACAACTTTATGCGGTAAACCCATCTTGTCAATATAGTAGCTAAGGCGTTTGTTTAGATGTGCTAAGTTTTGATCAATAATCTTCTTGCGAATAAAACTGTCTTTGTTAGTCAATAACTTTAATAAAAACTCTTGATGATCTTTTAACTTAGATAACTCGTTAACTGTAGTCCAATCTATAGGCTGTAGTGCAGTTTTTTGTAGTTCAGCAATTTGTTCTTCGTAAGGATTAGACTCTTCTGCCTTTGAGTTTAGTGCATTTTCTAATGTTGCAAGATTGCTTTTATGTCCTAACGCTTCTGATTCAGTATCATAGAAAGTAATAGGCTTGCGGGGCATATCGCCTGTGCCAATTTCTTCTAAAACTTTTTGCAAATCGCCCGACACTTTATCGAAATAAGCCTGTGCTTCTACTAAATGAGTTGCCGCAGCCTCTGTCATTTCTTCATGTTTATGATCATGTAGCCCTTGCTCGCATGCCGGACATGTTTTGTTAGACAGCGCATTCATTTCTCGGGTATACTTGTCCAGAGTTTTTTGTGCTTGTCCTACCGCAGATTCTAAAGTAGCTTTCTGTTTGATTAAATTTCTAATCTTTAAATCTTGTTCGATCCATAGTTTAAGATTTTGATGTTGTTGTAGTTCTGCATCAATATCAACAGCTTCAAGATTTAAAATTGCACGGCCCAGACTTTCTAATTCTTGCTCGTGTTTTGTATTCCATGCCGAACTTCTAATAATCAAGCTGTCAATGCTCTTTTGAACATTTTCGTTAGCATTTTTAATACCTTCAATCTTGTAAGTTTCTACTTGAATTGAATCTTTAGTGACCTTAATAGCAGATTTGAGAGCTTCTGCTTTTTCAGACAACAGTGTGATACCCAGTAATTGTTCAATTACTTCTCGTTGATCAGCAGCCCGCATCGACAAAAACGGTTCTGTATAGGTATTTAGAGCCACAAGATGCTTGAACATGGTGTGACTCATGCCCAATAAACTTTCAATTGCCTTCTGAGTTTCTCGGCTGTCGCCCTGACTGTCGTCTTCGTCCTTGGCTTTTTGTTCTGTGTTGTTAATAAACAGCTTGAGAACGTTAGGCTTACGACCTCTTTCAATACGGAAACTTTGTCCTTTGACATCAAACTCAACAGTAACTAACATGTGCTTCCCGTTAGTTTTGTTGATTAAGTTTTCTTTTTTAATGTTAGTTAAGGCTTGTCCGTACAGTGCGTAAGATAAGGCATTGACAATAGTTGTTTTACCTGTACCGTTACGACTTCCACTGTCATCTCCACCTAAGTCGACGTTTTCGCCTAATACAAGTGTTAAATGCTCTTTGTTAAAATCTACTGCCTGAGTTTGATTACCTACAGACATAAAGTTCTTAACTGTTATATTTTTAATTTTAAATGTCATAGGCTATTATAAATTTCTAAAAGTACTTTTTTATCAAAAGCATCGCTATCGATGTTAACCAGCTGATCTGTTACAATTTGATCTACGCTTTCAAATTTGCTATCTTCCTGATCGTCGACTAAAACACTAACGTCGTCTTTATCTTGAATTAGACTAATTTCTCTAATGTCGTATTCTGCTACAAATGTTTCTTTGATAAAGTTAGCTTCTTCGAATGTAATATCGATATCTAAATTAACTTTGAGATACATTTTATTTTTCATTAGTGTATCTTTTTCGTCAATTAGTTTGCTAAGTTTAACGGTACGGAATTTAGGAGCGTCTTCCCAAGCCTTAAATTCTGGCTTTCCGCCCCATTCTAACAGCATCATACCTCTATCGTCGTCCCATGTATCGCTAAAATTATGGGGGAAGGCGTTGCCAATATAGACAATTTTATCTCTCTGTTGTCGCTTATGGAAATGCCCACTAAACACATAGTCTTGGTGTTTAAAGTGTTCAGCTTTTAGCTCGCCATGGTCGGGCATTTGCACCATTGCGTTCATATAGAACAAGGGCAATTCAAAGTGCCCAAACATGTATTTGCTTTTTACTTGGCTGATAGTTTTCCACTCGTCGCCCACTAACCATGGTACTAAAGTTACATCTCCGATAGTTGTGACTTTTTCAACAACTGTAACTCCGGGTATGTGCCTGCCAAATGCACTACTGTGGATTTCACGTTTGTCTTTATAAAAAAGATCGTGATTGCCGGGGAACCAAAAGAACTGATCAAACGCCGCGCCTAACTTTTCTAAGCAGCGCAAGCTGGTATCTAATGTAATTAAATTAATTGAATTTCGATTGTGGTGCCAATCGCCGAGGAAGATGCATGTTTCTGCACCTTCCTTTTTTGCCTCAGCAATGAACCAGTCCACAAACTCTTCACAATCTTGATTGTGAGTTTGGCTATTTGATTTAAGTCCGAAATGTATGTCTGTGAAACATGCAACCTTTTTGAATAACTGCATTAGTTAGTATCTCCTACTAACAGTATAGCAAGGCAATGTAATAAAAATCAAGCCCCGTCTTCCTCTTCTGTGTCCGTTTCTTCCGACTTGGGCATCCTAAACTTCTTATATAGCTCTGCCTGTCGTGCAGTTTCTTCTGCATATTCGTCTCGATATTGGCGAGTGGAACTTGGAGTTAGGCCGTGTACTTCTAATACATCGTCTCTAATATTTTGCATTTTCTTTTCAATATTAAGAACTCTGGTAAAGCTGTTGGTTACCGCAGCAGTGTAATAGGCAAATGGATTTTCTGATTTTGATTCGTCAAATTGTAATCCAATCTGGCTGAGCTGCAAAATTGCCTGTCCGCGCATTTCTTCGTTGTAAGTATAACCGCGCCAGTTACTTCTTTGAGCGTAACGCTCGCTTAGTTTAATAAACATTCTTCCGAGATCTTCGGTAATCCTACCGTGATCTTTTGAAAAGTGCCCGGTGTCTACAGGTCCCTTCCAGTGACTTTTCCCTACACAAATTAATTGATCGTTTTCGTCATATTTCCAATGTTGGAATGGAGGAAAATTTACCTTGTCATGTGCATCGGCTGTATTTTTTACTGTTTTCTTTCTTCCTGGCGCTGACGGAATATGATCAAATGTCATAACTCGAAATACTACATCAATTTTTTTAATAGTTGTATAATCTGCGGTGCATTCTGCAAGTTTGATCTTTTTATCTCCTGCAAGTCTTGCCGCATTAAAAGCAATTAGCCCTAAACGTTTGGCACGATTTCTTTTAGCTTCTGCAAGCGTCAGTCTGTTTATTTTGTCTACACTGGTTACAATTATATCGTGTTGACCGTATTCTGGCTTGGTAAAGCTACTAAAACTGTTTTTACTTTTGTGTATTTCTGCTAATAAATCTCTATTGTTTAAGTACCGAACTTTGCGTCCAGTAGGTGATATTGTCATGGCCATCTATCGTGGTCTCCTCTTTGGGTTAGTGTAGCATTTTTGCAACACCGGTGTCAACCATAAAATGCTGGTTTTTAGAATGGTTAAATAAGGTATAGGGGAACATATTTATGGCCACATCCGCAGAATTAGATGCACAATGGGAAGCACAATATCAGATAGTTTTAGCAAAGCGGCAAGCTCTTACGGCTGCTCAAACTTTAGTTGCTCAATCTGCTGAATACATTAACGGTACAGAGGCTGAGAGAAATGCCTTATCGGCATCGGGTGATGTTGAAGCTGCTCGACTGGCATTTAATGCAGAAAATCAAAGGCTCACATCAATTGCGTCCGAACTTAAAGAAGCTAAAGCAGCTGAAGCCAAAGTTGTTGCAGATGAAGCTGCTGCCGCTAAAGCAGCCGAACCTACATCAACTATTAAATCTCCCGAAGCTACTAATGAATCTAAGTCGGATGCTGACACTGCTGAAAAATATGCAGACACTACCAGAATTCCTGATCCTTCAACACAGGTGTTTGACGACGGAAGTTCAGTTCAAACATTTGACGATGGATCAACGTTAGTAACTGATTCTGAAGGAAAGATTTCCTCGACACCATCAATTGATGTTAGTTCGGAAGAGTATTCTAAAGAAAACCGAAGCGGAGTTCCTGCCGGTGCAGAAAGGTCGAGAAGTATTTCCAGAGCATCTGCAGAATGGGCAGAGACAAAAGATTTAAGGGTTATCATTCGTACACCTAAGTCTTATCTTAAAGGGCTTGCCGCTGGCCCGTCTGGAATACTTAATGATTTTGGAGGAATTTTATTTCCATACACTCCGTCTATCAGCTACGATAATCAAGCAGTATACGGAACCGTTAATCCTGTTCATAGTAATTACACCCAGTATTTTTATAAAAACAGTCAAGTTGGTCCAATTAGCATTACCGGAAAGTTTACCGTACAAAACGAAAAAGAAGGCAAGATATGGTTAGGCATAGTTCACTTGTTAAGAAGCCTTACAAAGATGCGCTGGGGATCTGATACAGATGCCGGTAGTCCTCCGCCAGTTTGTCGTTTAGAAGCCTACGGTGACTTCATGTTGAGAAATGTTCCTGTTGTTATTGCTAATTTTAAATTTGATTTGCCCGACAATGTTGACTATATGGCCGTTAAAGGCGAATATAAAAATACTTTAGTTCCTACAATATCAACTCTTTCAGTTACACTAAACCCTATGTATAGCAGAAGAGAAATGCAAGATTTCTCAGTTGATAAATGGATTAAAGGCGATCTAAGAGGACAAGGATATCTATAATGTATAACAAATCAAGCCCTTACTACGAAACAAATTTAAATGGATCTTACCTTGATCTTTTAACGCTAAGAAATTTACCTGCTCAAGACGATGATATTTTATTCACAGTAACTCAACAATATGCTAATAGGCCCGACCTTCTTGCATACGATCTCTATGACGATGTAAATCTTTGGTGGGTTTTTGCTGTTAGAAACAAAAATATTATTAAAGACCCTGTCTTTGATATGATACCCGGCCAAAAAATTTATCTGCCAAAGCTATCAACTATCAATTCTGTGTTAGGTTTGTAATATGATTGATACTGGCTCAGCATCTTTTTCAAATAAGTCGCCAAGTACAACTCCTGGCGAAACTGAAAATGTTTTAAATCGTTATAGAAACGTTACCTACAATATTACATTAGGTGCGTTAACACCTGATGACTTAAAAAATCCTAAATTATATAGAGATAAAAAATTAAAATATGTTGTAGCAGCATCAAAAGGAAAAACTGCTACTGCTATATCTGATCAAGTGTATGCATCAAAAGATGCAGCCAATTCTAAAAGTGCAGTTCAAGAATTTAACAAGGTAAGTCCTGGAAAATTTGATCTCTTTATTGACGGGTTAGAAGTCGAAACGCTTTTAGCACCTAACAAACAAACAGGCCCTGCAATCGCTACTAAAGTAAAGTTTGAAATTTTTGAGCCGATGAGTGCGAACGGTTTTATTGAAGCATTGCATGTGTCTGCTCTTGCTGCCGGGTGGACTGGGTATCTTAATGCTTGCTATGTTATTCGTTTAGATTTTGTAGGGTATCCTGACGATGTCGTCGACCCAGTAGCAGATGCAGAAGTTATTGATGCTACAAGATTTTTTCCTATTAAACTTACTGGCACTGAAATGGAAGTAACTGAAACAGGTACTCGTTACCGTGTTTCTGCTGTACCATTTAACGAAGCTGCTTTTGCAAATCCAAACGTTATCTATACCGATATTTCTTTCGGCGGAGATACTGTAAAAGAAGTTATCGAAAATCTATTTGAAGGAATTAACAAAAGCACTCAAGAACGTGCTGCTAAAGAAAAAACTTCTGAGGCTGCAAAAATCTTTGATGAGTATCAAGTTTTCTTTCCTGGAATGCCTAAATCAGGAGATAGCCTAAAAGTTGAAACAGTTGCAACTCCAATCGCTGAGGCTAAAATTAATGATGTTTTAAGATCAAATGCAGTTTATAAATTTCCTCCTATTGAACAAACTGCTGATGCAACATCTGCAGGAGGTGGGCGCGGATCTGCCGCTGATCCTCGTAGATTAGATGCACCTGTTTTAAAGAATCAAATTCAATTTGCTAAAGATTCTAACATACATGAAATAATAGAAGCTGTTATTCGAGATAGTGAATATTTCAAAGGAGTGTTAGATAAAATAGAAGATGCAAAAAATGGCGACGGAATGATTGATTATTTTCAAATAATGATCAATACTATTCCACGTCAAATGGATACAACGTTTAATCAGCAAAGATTTACATATCAGTATATTGTCTGTCCGTACAAAGTTCATTATTCTAAAATTCCCGGCCAACAAAATTCTAATTTTAAAGCTGACAAGATGAAAAAATACGTTAAGCGTGTTTACAATTACCTTTACACAGGCAAGAATATTGATGTTCTTAGTTTTAGATTAAATTTTAATAACCTATTTTTTCAGGCAGCAAACCCTAAGATGGGTAATAACGACAAATCAGATACTTCAAGGGCCGTTGCCGCATCTAATGATGTAGTAGTTAAAGCGCCAACTAATGGAGCTAAAGATGCAGCTAAGGATCAAAATGATAGAGCTCCAATGTTGCCAACTGGTGAAGCAGGATCAACAACTGGTCGCGGCCAACCTATACAACAAAGTCCTTACTATCAAATTTCTTACGCTGCTCATCAAGCCATATTAGAAAGCGTAAACATGCTTACTGGCGAGATAGAAATTTTAGGGGATCCTTTTTATATTGCAACAGGGGGTATGGGTAACTATCTGCCTACCTTAAAAGATATAGCAATTACACAAACTGGTGAAGCTAATTTTAATAACGGACCAGTGGTAGTTAGAATTAATTTTAGAAATCCAATCGATATAGATGAAGAAACAGGCTTAGCAAAATTTAGTAAAACTGCGGTTCCTTTTAGCGGAGTTTATCAAGTATTAAAATGTCAAAGCACTTTAAGAGATGGCTCGTTTAAACAAAAAATGAACATTATGCGATACAGTGGGCAAATAGCAGACGAGTCTAAACTAAAAGAAACTAATGCCCAACAATACATTCAAGATCTTAAACCAGGAGAGCAGCAAGTTATTGATAAGGCTCCTGCAGATGTTGCTCGTGCTGGAATTAAACCTAATGAAATCAGTTTAGTTAACTGGTTAGATAAAGGACTGCCGTCTACAGGACTCCCAGGACAGTTTGCAAATTTATTGGGGGAAGGCAATCTATCTTTAAAAACAGTTACAGGCGCATTAGGTCCCGGAATGAATGCGCTATCTCAAGTCAACAACTTAGCAAACGGTTTAGGTGTAGGAGATGCACTAACCGGAATAAATCCTTTATCTAAAGGAATACCTATTAATGTGGGAGCACTAACAGGGTTGACAGGAAATCCATTAGCAGGTGCTGCTGCCCTTTCTCAGATTGAGAATCAAGTTAAATCTATAGCACCTGGTAATGTATCAAACTTAATAAAAACATCTGATGCACAATCTGTTTCTGGGTTAATTAAAAATGTTTCAGATGCTACATCTAAAGTTGTGGGAGGTGTTTCTGCGTCCGCAGGCAATCTTGCAACAGATGCATCGGCATTAGTTTCAAATTCGATTAACTCAATTAAATCTTTTAATGCAGCTGATCTGGTTAATAATGTCAAAGGAAAAATTGATAACATTACATCAAATGCGTCTGGTAGTTTAACGCCTTTACAAAAGTCTGCAATAATTCAAGACGCTACAGAAAAAGGAATTCCAGTAGACCAAGCATTAAGAAATGCAGAGTTGTTTGGTGTTAATCTAAAAGGTTTTGAAAATAATTCTAACGCTATGGCAGAAAAACTGGGGATTGATACAGCTCAGTTATCCGGAATTACAGGCAAGTTAGACAGTAAAGTTATTGGAGAATTACAAGAAGTTGCAAACAAATTGCCTGCCGATGTAACAATAAAAGAAGTTAAGGATCAGGGAATTATCCTTGCCAACATAGGAAAAGATGCACTCGGAAATATTCCAGCTATTCCTCCAAGAGTAAAAGCCCCTGTTCCAGATATTCCTACTCCTGCTAAGAGCGATTCGTTGTCGCCTGAGATGCGAGCTAAAGTAATCCAAGATGCTACAGAAAAAGGAATACCTGTCGATCAAGCTCTAAGAAATGCTGCAATATTTGGCGGCATATCTACAACAGTTAAATCTCCTTTTGAATCAATTGGAGCTTTTGGTAAATCGGCCGCAGACCTTGCTTCAAGCAAAATAACTTCGATTCAAAATAACTTGAGCGGAATTGTAGGATCCGTTAAAGGATCAGTAGAAAGTCAAATTGCATCTGTTCAAAAGATGTTAGGTAACCCAGGCTCTGGAGTTGCACAACTTGATAATATGGGTAAGAGTATAACAAACCAATTTGGAAGCCTCTCTGGGTCGTCAGCCAGTCCCTTAGAAAAGTACATGAACAATGCTGTAAATAGTTTGAACGATCCTAATGCACCAGTTTACACTGGAACTGACCCTATTGTTCGCCGCAGACTTGGCCTACCACCGTTAGAAGAATAATAATATGAGTATTCAAAAAAGAAGCAGACATAAATTACCTCATCCTGGTCCGTGGTTGGGCGTTGTAACCAACTATCTCGATCCTTCTAAAATGGGCGGATTAGAAGTTTCTTTAGTTAAGTCGTCAATGGGCGAACTTGCATTGCAGAATGAAACTTTTGTTGTTCAATACATGAGTCCGTTCTACGGTGTTACTTCTATTAGAGACGAAGGTACTAATTCTGCAGACTTTAATGATGTACAGAAAAGTTACGGAATGTGGTTTGTTCCGCCTGACATTGGCACAACAGTAATGTGTATCTTTATTGACGGCGAACCAAATGCAGGTTATTGGATAGGTTGTGTACCTGATCCTTTTCAGAATCACATGATTCCTGGTATTGCAGCAAGCCAACAATCTGCAATGACCTCTGAACAAGAAAGAAAATACGGAACAAGAAACGTCCCAGTAGGCGAGTTCTTAAAGAAAGGAAGGGACCTTAGTGCAACCAGCAATCCCGAATCGTTTACAAAACCAGTACATCCTTTTGCTGATAGATTATTGGCGCAAGGCTTGCTAACAGATACTATTAGAGGTACAACTACCAGCGGTGCTCGACGAGAAGTTCCAAGTATGGTATTTGGTATTAGTACTCCTGGCCCGCTTGATCCTAACGGTAAAAAGGGCTATGTTGGCTACGAACGAGTTGCTACTAAACCTGTATCGAGATTAGGTGGAACACAGTTTGTAATGGACGATGGCGACAAGAACGGAGAAAATGAACTTGTTAGAATTCGTACCAGAACAGGTCATCAGATCCTCCTTCACAACAGTCAAGACTTAATTTATATTGCTAATAGCAAAGGAACTGCTTGGATAGAATTAACCAGCAACGGTAAGATTGATATCTATGCACAAGATTCAGTTAGTATTCACACTGAGAACGATTTTAACTTTCGTGCCGATCGCGATATTAATTTAGAAGCAGGCAGAAATGTTAACATCCGTGCAATACAACATATGGAAACCAACGTTGCAGGGCATTATTTCTTGTCAGTTGATAGCGAAGCAAAAATTGTATTTTCTAAGACCAAAGACGAAACAGTTGGCGCAGAAAGTAAATTGTCGATAATTGGCGATTACGAAATGTTAGGCGGCGCAAATTTTAAATTTTCAACTAACGGAACAATGAATCTTGCTTCAGAAGGAAACATGAGACAGAGTACAGGTGCAAGTTTCCATGTTGGCGCCGCTGGCAATTATTATGAAACTGCCGCACAGATTCACATGAACGGTCCGGCAGCTGAAGCAGCCGAGGCGGCTGAACAAGCCAGTGTTCCACCTGATCTGCCTTTATATTCTTTACCTAACAGAGCAAAGTCTGCAGGATGGGAAAACGGGCAATTTTATAAAGCTGACCCTATTCAAAGTATTATGCAACGTGTTCCTACTCACGAACCGTGGGATCAGCACGAAAACATCAATCCCCAACGATTCTCTGCTGCGGCTACTGATGCATCTTTACAAAGTCGAGCATCTGCAGGCGTTGCTGACAGTCCAAATGTTGGAACACAACCGCCAGCTAACCAACCCGACTCTGTTCCGGGTTCATGTCCTATCGAGTTTGCTAAAGAAATTAAAGATAGCGGAGCAGCCGCAGGTATCGCTGCATTAAAAGCTGCCTGTGCTAAATTTGGACTTACAAGTCCCTATGCTGTTGCTGCCTTATTAGGTATTGCTGGCGGAGAGTGTCGTTGGCGATTAGTCGAAGAAAATTTTAATTATAAAACAGATAGACTATTACAAGTATTCCCAAGCGTCTTCAAAGGTGATAGGGCGCTTGCTGAAAAATATTCTGGTAATCCTAACAATAGTTTGCCTGAATTTTTATATGGAAATCAATCTGCTAAAGGTAGAGGGCTTGGAAATACCGAAGCTGGTGACGGAGCAAAATACATCGGTCGCGGCTATATTCAATTAACTGGCCGAGGAAACTACTCGAAGTACGGGCAGCTTGCAGGGCATGATTTAATTAACAACCCTAAGCTGTTAATGGATCCAACTATAGCTGCCGAAGTTAGCGTCAAGTATATGTTAGACCGTGTAAAAACTGCACAAACTGATCCAGGATATTTTGAAGCTGCATGTAAAGCTGTTGGATTTAACACACCTGATATTAAAGCCAAGAAGAAAGGATTCTACTATTGCTTCCTTGCTCAGTTGCAGGGCAAGATTGTACAGAGCGGAGACGGCACACCAATCACTGACAGCAGTGGAAATCCTATAAGAACTGGTGTAAAATGATGAATAAATATTGTTATGGCTTATAAAAACATTGTCATTACACCGCCAAATCTTAATAACGTAACTACTCAACAGAGCAGCCAGTTCTATAAAGGTTTTAGCACAGTCGACGAAACTACTACAAATGTCAAGCTCTATGACTACGACCTCATCAAGCAAGATATTTTAAATCAATTCAATACTCGTAAGGGTGAGCGAATTATGAATCCTGCCTTTGGGTCAGTGATTTGGGATTTGATATACGAGCCTTTGACACCTAATGTAAAGCAACAAATATCTGCAGACATAGATAGAATTTTAAATTCTGATCCTCGAGTTATTCCTACGCTGATTAATATCGTTGAGCAAGATTATGGATTTGTATTAGAAATAACTCTTTCCTATAAAGGCACTGATGTCAGCGAAAGTATGATTCTGTCGTTTGACAAACGTGTTGGCCTTGCTGGGTAATAACTACCCACATAATTTTTAAAATAAATATCAAAATAAGGCAATGCATCTATGATCCCGTCAACTAATTCGAAATTAATGGTCGCTGAAGATTGGAAAAAGATTTATCAATCTTTTAAAAACTCAGACTTTAAATCCTACGATTTTGAAACTCTTCGCAGGACCATGATCGCATATCTTCGCGAAAAGTATCCAGAAGATTTTAATGACTACATCGAGTCGAGCGAATATGTTGCTCTTATTGACCTTATTGCTTATCTTGGACAAAACCTCAGTTTTAGGATTGACCTCAACGCCAGAGAAAACTTTTTAGAAACAGCTGAACGTCGAGACAGCATTCTACGTCTTGCACAGTTAATTAACTATAATGCTAAACGAAATCAGCCTGCCAACGGCTTCCTAAAACTAACTGCGGTATCTACAACTGACAACGTTTTTGACGCCAACGGCAGCAACCTTGCCAACACTGTTATTGTTTGGAACGATGTTACTAATCTCAATTGGTATCAACAGTTCATTACAATTTTAAACAGTGCAATGCCGGGCAATGTTACATTTGGTAAGCCTTACGATAAAAAAACAATAAGCGGAATTCCTACAGAACAATATAGATTCAACACTGCAAATACAGATGTTCCTGTGTTTGGGTTTAGTAAAACCATTGGCGGAATTTCTATGCCGTTTGAAATTACCAGTTGCGAGTTTACTGGTAAGAATGTTGTATACGAATCTACACCAAAGCCTGCTGATCAATTTAGTTTTATTTTTAAAAACGACAGCAAAGGCAGCGCCAGTTCAAATACAGGATTTTTTGTACACTTTAGACAAGGTACATTAAATCTTACTTCGTTTAACATTGACGCTCCTGTTCCTAATGAAATTGTAGGAGTTAATGCCAGCAACATTAATGACAGTGATGTATGGTTGTGGCAATTAGATGCTAACGGCAATTATTCTTCTGAGTGGAAGAAGGTTGATGCTCTTGTAGGAAATAACATTATCTATAATAGCTTGAGCAATCAACAGAGAGATATTTTTGCTGTTTCAACAAGGGAAGGTGATCAAATTGATCTAAACTTTGCTGACGGATTATTTGGTAATCTTCCAAAAGGGCAATTTGTATTATTCTATAGACAAAGTAATGGATTAAAGTACTCTATCAAACCTGAGCAAATTAACGGAGTACAAATTACTCTTCCTTACTTTAATAAAATTGGTCAGAAGCAACAGTTGACTCTTACTTTTAGTTTACAATACACAGTAAACAACAGTGAGTCTGCTGAAAGTGACGCTAATATTAAATTAAAAGCGCCGCAGTCATACTATACTCAAAATCGTATGATTACTGCGGAAGATTATAATATTGCTCCTCTTAATGCAGGTGCAGATATTGTTAAGATTAAGAGTATTAACAGAATCTCCAGCGGAGTTTCGAAGTATTTTGAATTAAGCGATGTCAGCGGAAAATACTCCAGCACCAACATTTTTGGCGACGACGGAGCAATTTATCGCGACAATAAAACTCTATCTTTACAATTTTCTTACACAAATAAAAATGAAATCTTTGCTACAGTAATCAATAAACTAATTCCGATTACTGAATCTAAGAGCATGAATAATTTTTATTTAAATTACTGGCCTCGTCCAAGTTTGTCTGATCCTAAAATAAAATGGGTACAGTCAACTAAAACTACAAATCAATGTACAGGTTATTTTATTGATGCAGTAACAGGAAATCCTTTACAAACTGGTATATTTTCTGCAGGTAACCTTAGTTACGTAGAACCGGGCACATTAATAAAATTTATTCCACCAGTAGGAAAATATTTCTTACCTAACGGAAATTTAACATCTATTGCAGATTCTACCACTAAAGATTTTAAATGGGTTAAAATATCTTTAGTAATCGGTGACGGCACATACGGCGGTCAAGGAAATTTACCTGATGGAACAGGTCCAGTTATTCTAACTCAGAACATTCCGTCAGAAGCATTTGCTGAAGAAATAATTCCGCCTTTTGATACTGTATTCAGTTATTCTCTACAAGCTGACATTGTCAATCTTTGTTTAGCTAAACGAAATTTCGGTCTAAGTTTTGCAGAAAGTACTCGTTCGTGGTATGTTATTAACGATACTGACCTTGACTTAACTAACGATTTTACCTTGATATATCAAAAAGATACTTCAAATACTAACAGCGATTCAAGTTGGTTGTTTGCTTTTGTTTGGAACGGAATCGGATACGATGTTAAGTATAGAGTAACAGATTATATTTTTGAAAGCGAAAGAAACACATCATTCTATTTTGATACTACAAATAAGAATTATGATTTTATCAAGAATACATTGGTTAAAGACCAAATCACAGTTTTAGGAACTAATCCTTCTCCTGTTAATTATGGAAATGCTGTAGTAGAACTGATCAGCACAGGCCCTGGCGGAACTATTACAGAGAATAGTTTTAGAATTATTAATAAAGGCAGGGGATATGTTTCGAGTCCGGGTATTACTGTATCTGGCGGAACTATTCAAGGAAAGTTTTACTCTATTATTAAAAACGGTAGTTTAGAAAACATTATTGTTACTAACACCGGTGGAGGTTATAGCACTTTAACCTCAGTAGTTAGTGTGGCTAATTCAGAAGCAGAATTTTCTACATTACCTCTTGGTACTGATTATGGTTGGCAAATTGACGGAACTGTAACTGAGGCTGATGGATATATTGAACCTAAAAAAGTTAGAGTCACTTTCTTAGACGAGTACGAAGATGCTCAGATAGAAAATCCTGATGCATTCCTTGATATTGTTGCTCCTAACTCAATAGGCGCTCAAACAGGATACAAAGATAAATTTGTTTTCTTTAAAAAGACTGCTAATGAGTTGTCTTATAATATAACAAATGATAGTATTGTATCTTTCCCGTCTGAAACAGAATGTGATGCAGCTGGACCAGTTGAAGGTCAGTTATATTATTTCTACGATTCGTCGATTGATGTGGTTAAGAGATATTCAACATTGACTGAAGTCTTTTACACTCTTGAGCCAAACTATATTGCCAAGCCTGGTAGAAAAGGTCTTAAGTTTCAATACAAACACAATAGTGGTGAAAACAGAAGATTAGATCCAAGCAAGACTAACATTATTGACATTTATGTGTTAACACAAAGCTACGATACAAACTATAGAAATTGGTTAGTATCGGGAACAGGAACTGAACCTCTTCCTCCTACAAGTTCTGAACTTGAAGAAAACTATAGTTCTGTGTTAGAACCTATTAAGGCAATTAGCGATCAGCTGATATACCAGCCAGTTAAATACAAGGTATTATTTGGAGATCAGTCTTCGAGAAACTTGCAGGCAACATTTAAGGCTGTTAGAAATTCCTCCAGAGCTACAACTGAAAACGAATTAAGGTCAAGAATAATTGCAGGTATCGAACAATTCTTTGCATTGGAAAATTGGGAGTTTGGTAAGACATTCTATTTTAGTGAGTTATCGACCTATATCATGAATTTAATGACCCCGGATATCACTAATTTCATCATAGTACCTAAGGCAGATGTTCCTTTTGGTAGTCTATACGAAATTGCATGTCAGAACAACGAAATTTTTATCAACGGTGCAACAGTCAACGATATTGAAATTATTGACGCTATTACCTCAAGCCAAATTAAAACAACCGCTACAATTATTAACAGTACGTTAGGAGTATATTAATGTCTGATGAATTAAATCAGGTAACTGACAAAAATAACCCACAGGTAAGAAAAAGTGTAAATTTATTGCCTGTGTTGTTTAGGACAGACAAAAACAGTAAATTTTTATCTGGCACAATTGATCAGTTAATACAACCTCCTCAACTTAAAAGATTGGACGGATGGGTTGGTAGTAAGATTACTCCTACATTTAATCCTAAAAAAGATTTTTATTTAGAGTCTAACTTAAAAATTAGACAAGACTATCAGTTAGAGCCGGCGTTGGTTGTAACTGACGATATTCTTAAAATTATTAAATCTACTTCTTACGACGATTTAATTAATCAACTATCATTTGAGGGAGCTAACACATCTCGCCATGATAGATTGTTTTCTCCTGAGTTATATTCTTTTAATCCTCGTATTGATTGGGATAAGTTTATAAATTTTGAAAAATATTACTGGCTACCTGCTGGACCTAATTCAGTTGCCATTGCTAATAAAGAACGTGAAATCGTTAGCACTTATAACGTTACTGAAACTGCTGACGGATTTAATTTTGTCTTTACTCCTGACGGACTTACACCTTCTCCTCAGTTAACTCTTTACAGAGGTGTTACTTACAAGTTTAATGTTAAGAGCAACAGTGTGTTCTGGTTAAAGACTTCCAGAATTTCAGGGAAAGAAGCTCCTTTTAGAGCCGCAGAAAACAACGGTATTACTGAAGGAACAATTACTCTAACCATTGACCACACTACTCCTAATACTCTTTTTTATGTATCAGAAGATAATGTATTAAAGGGCGGAGAGTTTGTTGTTAAGAGCATCGAAGAAAACAGTGTTATTGATGTTGAAAAAGAAATTGTTGGAAAGAAAACATATACTTCTTATTCAGGAGTTAAGTTTACCAACGGATTAAAAATTAATTTTGTAGGCGATGTGTATCCTGCAATTTATCGTGGCAAAGAGTTTATAGTTGAAGGCGTTGGAACAGAAATTAAGTTAGTTGAATTTAATTCATTAGTGCCCCCAGAAAGATTTTCTACTGCGGCAGATGAAAGATTTGACAGTTATAGTTTTGATGAATTTGCATTTGATCAATCTATGAATCTTCCGTTAGTTCCTGAGTATACAACTATCAACAAAGCAAGTCAGGACAAGAATCCTTGGTCTCGTTATAACAGATGGTTCCACGAAGATGTTATAAAATTAAGTGCAGAAATTAATAAAATTCCTGTAAGTTTACCTTTTGCACAAAGAGCTAAACGTCCAATTATCGAATTTGAAGCAGACCTTCAGTTAAACAACTTTGGATCTTTTGCAAAAAAGAACATCCAATTCATCGACACAGTTACAACAGATGTATTTTCTACAGTCGAAGGCGCTGTCGGATATTATATTGACGGAGAAGAAGTAGGTCAAGGTGACAGAGTAATCTTTACCGCAGACGACGATAGTTTTGTCAATAATAAAACCTATGTTGTTAATTTTGTAAAAATTGGAGAGAAGTTTAAAATCAGTCTCGACGAAGAATCTGATGTTACACCACAGCTGGGCGATTCTGTTGTTATTACAAAAGGTAATGTCAAGCGCGGTGAAAACTGGTGGTATAACGGAACTGCTTGGGTATCCGGGCAACAAAAAGTTGCGATTAACCAACCTCCTCGATTTGAAATTTTTGATAACGATGGCGAAGCCTACAGTTCTGTAAAATATAAAGAAATATTTTTAGGATCTAAAGTTTTTGGATATAGTGTAGGAACTGGAGCACCTGATCCGGTACTTGGATTTCCTTTAAAATATAGAAGTATCTCAAATCAATCATACTATCTATTTGAAAACTATTTCATGACTGATGAGAATTTTGTTGTTGACGGCAATAATTCTTATTCAGTTCCCGTATCGTCGGGCTTTATGAAGAAAAATTCTAATAGAAATAGTTCTTCTTTTGTTAACGTATGGGCACCTGCAACTGAATATACAATTCCTGTTCTTCAGTATCAAGTTATCGAAACTGAGATTACTCAGTTGGAAATAACTTCGATTGCTAATGCAGGTTATCAACAGCTTGATATCGAAGTATATGTTAACGATGTTAAGAATGATCTAAATGTTGAATATACTTTATTTCCATCTGGTAGAAGATATTTTGTAGTTTTCAAATCTTCGTTAGCTATTGGCGACAGAGTTCTATTAAAGATAAAATCAAAAGGAGTTCCGTCTTCTACTGGAGCTTATGAAACATCTTTAGGATTTAGCAATAACCCGCTAAACAGTCAGATTGCCGATTTTACATTAACTGAATTGGCTGACCATGCTAAAACAATGGTTGACAGACACCCAGAATTTGTTGGAGATTTTCCAGGATCAAGTAATATTCGAGATATCGAAGGCCTGGCAAATTATGGAACTCGTTTAATTTCGAATAAGAATCCGTTATCGTTTGCAGCTTACTTTATTGCCAACGATAAATTTAATCTTATTTCTGCTACTCGAACAGTTGCTCAACATTACCAACAGTTTAAATTGGGTTTAATTGAGCAAGTTACAAAATTTAAAGGCAATTATACTCCTGCAAAAGCATTGGATATTGCACTTTATAATATGAACGTCAACAAAGAAGTGTCATTCCCGTATGCACTTAGTGATATGATTCCGTATGGAACTGATGTTGTTTCACGTTCATATACTGTTACTGACCCAAGAAACAAGATATATTCGTTGACATCGATTTTTAATCTAACAAAGTTGTCTTTGCGTGCAGTAATTGTCTACAGAACAACTGCCGCAGGAGTAACTTCTCAACTACTGCATGGCTCTGAATATCAATTTGATCAATTTGATTCTGCTGTCAATATTTTGATAGATTTAGAAAAAGGCGATGTAATCACTGTCAATGATTACACCAGTACTCAGGGATGCTTCGTACCACCTACACCGACTAAGTTAGGTCTATATCCTAAATTTGAACCAAAAATTTATTTTGACGACACTTATGTTGGGCAACCAAAAAAAGTTATTCAAGGGCACGACGGCAGCGTATTCGTAGCCTTTAATGATTATCGAGACGACATTATTCTTGAGTTCGAAAGAAGAGTTTTTAATAATATTAAGACTACTTATAACCCAGAACTTTTAGATATCAACGATGTCATTCCAGGCGCATTTAGAAATAACAAGTATTCGTTGAAGGAAGTTAACGACATTCTTTCAAGAGAATTTTTAAAGTGGGATAGTTTTTATGGTTTAAATTATTCTAAAAATTCTACAGCTGGCGAAGATAGAAAAACTTGGAATTATAAGTCTGGAAAAGATCTTGTAACTAAACTTCCATTACCGGGAAACTGGAGAGGTATCTATAAGTTTTTCTTTGATACAGATCGTCCTCACACACATCCTTGGGAAATGTTAGGATTTAATGTAATGCCAACATGGTGGACTGGTGTCTACGGACCTAAGCCATACACTCGAGGTAACACAATTCTTTGGGAAGATTTAGAAAAAGGTTATGTTAGAGATCCTGCTGGCGGATATGTAATTAAAAAATATGTTAGATCCGGCCTTTCAAATATTTTACCAGTTGATGAAAACGGAAACTTATTAGATCCTGCATCTGCCAATATTGCAACTGGATTAGATTATCTAAAAACTTATGATAATTGGAAGTTTGGCGATCAGGGCCCTGTTGAGTCAGCTTGGAGAAAGAGCTCTTTATATCCGTTTGCTGTTCAAATATTATTAGCATTAACTGCTCCTGCCACATATGCAAGTATGTTGTTTGACGTTAGTAGAATGACTAAAAATCTTGCAGGTCAATATGTCTACGGAGAAAATAAAAAGTTTATTAGTTTCGCTGACTTAAAATTATATCAAGACGTAGTAGACGGCCAGATAACTCATGCTTCTGGATACAGTGTATTTTTAATTGAAGCAGGCCGTCAAAAGAACAGAAAATATCTCGACGAGTTAAAGTCAGAATTAAAATTTATTACATTCAGACTTACTCATAAATTAGGCGGATTTATCAACAAAGATAAGTTCAGGGTTATCATTGATAGCGTAAGCCCTAACAGCTCAAGTATAGGAGTTGCGTTAGTTAATGAGGACCACGAAGTATTTTTAGATAAGAGCAGTCCTGTTAGATCATTAAGTGTTAGCGGAATAATAGTTGAAAAGACAGCACGAGGATTTAGTATTCGAGGATACGATACAAACAATCCTTACTTCATGTGCTTGATGCCCAACTTTACTGCTACTGATCCTGCAATTACAATTGGGGGAACTCCTGAGTCTTATGTAGAATGGGCTCCTTCATCTGCTAATCCTATTACTGGATTAGACACTACATCTGTTAGTACCAACTCTGGATTCAGATATTACAAGCAAGGACAAGTTGTTAGACATCTTGGAAAATTCTATAGGACCAAAGTAGGGCATAACTCTGGAAGCTCGTTTGATTCTACTAAATTTCAGTTATTGCCTGCACTTCCAGTCGTTGGAGGAATTTCTGTAAGAAGACCATCTAAGTATGGCTCTACACCTGTAGAAATTCCGTACGGTGTTGAATACTCAGATGTAGAATCTTTATATGCTGTAGTCTTAGGTTATGGTAAGTGGTTAGAATCTCAAGGATGCATCTTTGACGAGTATAACAAAGACCTTAACGAAATGTTAGACTGGACATTCTCCAGCAAAGAACTATTATATTGGACTACTCAAAAATGGGCTGTTGGTAGTGTAATAACACTAAGTCCTTTTGCTAACTCGTTGAAGTTTAATGATAATGCCGCAGTTGTTGACAATTTAACAAATGTGTTTTACGACTACAGTGTTCTTAAGGCAGATGGATCAACTATATCCAGCAAAAACATTTCAACATCGAGAGACGAAAATACATTTGTTGTTAGAACTGTCAATACGACCGACGGAATATTTTTTGTAAAAATTAATCTTATACAAAAAGAACATACGTTAGTCCTTAACAATTCAACAATGTTTAACGATGTAATCTATGATCCTGCAACTGGTTATCGCCAGCGCCGAATCAAATTGTTAGGATTTATCACAGGCGGCTGGAACGGAGATATGTTCAGTCCTGGATTTATCTACGACGAAGCACAAATTTCTAACTGGGAAAAGTATACAGATTATTCTACTGGGGATATTGTATTCTATGCAGGTAACTATTATTCTGCAATTTCTAAAGTTTTAGGATCTGAAGAATTTAATTTTTCACAATGGTCTGTTCTTGGTAAAAAACCTGTAGCTGAATTATTGCCTAACTTTGATTATAAAATTAATCAGTTCGAAGATTTTTACAGTTTAGACATTGACAACTTTGATGCAGTGCAACAGCGACTTGCACAAAGTCTTGTTGGCTATAGCCCAAGAAATTATCTCGATAATATCTTTACAAATCCTATTAGCCAATACAAGTTCTATCAAGGATATATTAAAGAAAAAGGAACTAAGAATACAATTAACAAACTTGCTAAAGCCAGTATTGTGTCTCAGGGAGGATTTATTGACTTCTACGAAGACTGGGCTTTTAGAGTTGGTAATTTTGGTGCATTCTCTGAAAATGAAACTTTAGAGTTTACGTTAGACGAGCTTGAACTTAAAGAGAATCCTCAGATTATTCAATTTACAAATGAGGTTCCTCAAGTAGTTAGTGAGTTTATTTCTTATGAAACTCCTGATCAAATTGTAATCAAACCAGAAAATTACAATAACACACCGTTTAAAACTTCTTCCGGAGTAATAACTGATAGTGTTGTTTCTTTACCTACTGCTGGTTATGCAAGACTCGACGATGTAACAGCAACAGCATTTAATAGAGACAGTATTTTAGATATTGCAAACAACAGGGCGCTAAAAGACGGCGACACTGTTTGGATAGGATTTACTTCTAACGGCGGTTGGGACATTGTGAGATATACTCAGCTGCCTGTTAAAGTTGTAGAAGCAGACATATACAGTCCTGGTTCAAGTGTTATATTTGCCACAGAATATCACCATAACTTGGTAGCAGGAGATCTAATTAGTATAAGTCAGTTTGATCCTCAACTTGATGGAGTATACACAGTTGAAGAAATTATTGACCTTAACAAGTTTACAGTGTCGTCTGTTTTATCAAGCCTAACAACACCGTTCGTTCCGGCGGTAGGATTACTCTTCAAATTTGTTAGTGTTAGATTTAATAACTTTGATAGCTTGTTCAGATATCCTAACCTCCTAAGTCAATTTAAAACAGGTGAAAAAATTTGGGTAGATGCTGCATCCGATAACAAATGGACAGTGTTTACAAAAACTAAAAACTTTGATTCATCCGAAGTTAATTCACCGTCGGTTGCATACACCTTAGAGAAAAATCAGCAATATGGTTATTCTATTGCAGGAACAGACGACGGATCTAAATTGGCAGTATCCTCTCCTAACTTCCTTTATGATGCAGGCCTATCTGACGATTTTGGAAGAGTATATCTTTACAAGAGAGACAACACAGGTTTATACCCTGCTGGTGTAATTCTTCCTAACACCTCAAAGACTGAAAAATATTTTACAGGTGCTAATAGTTCTCTATTTGGAAAATCTTTAAAAATAGATCAGGATGCTGGAATTGTTTATATTGGAGCACCTACTGCTTCTAATGTAAAACATGCTACAGTTACAAACAAATTTAGTACAGTTTCTGTCAACGGCTCTGCATCCGGATTGTCAAATCAAGGTTTTGTAAAAATTGTTAGATACAATTTTGACCAAACAGAAGTTGTGTTTGATATAGCAATTGCCAGCCCTACACCGCAGGCATCTGCACATTTTGGTTACGATATTTTTGTTGGCAACATTTCAACATCGTCAAAGGTTGTGTTTGTTTCCAGCCCTGGACAAGATTCTGATCAAGGTGCAGTGTACCACAACATTATCAATTCAGTAAGCCCTAACTCAATTAGCATTGTTGCAACTCCGAATCTAAAATTAGAAATGCCTAACATTACTTCAGGCAGTCGTTTTGGACATGCAATTACTGGAAATAGTGATGCTACTCGAATTGCCGTAGCTGCTCCAGGGTGGAATAACTCAACAGGTGCGGTATATATCTATTCTTCAACTGATAGAGATTTATATTCTTTCACACAGATTATAACTCCTTTAGATTCTGGATTTTACGGAATGCTTGGAGTTGGCACAGGCTTTGCTGAAAGCATCACAATGGATAGAACAGGTCAATATCTGTTTATTTCAGCAACCAAGATAGCAACAGATCTTACAAAGACT